AAGTACTGTCGAAAAGTATAGAGCATATTACATTCACGACAAGTATTGGTTTGCAACATGGAGGTGGCCGTTAAATCCACCATCTTGGTATGCCAAACATGTGAATCAGTATGCTAGGTTTTAGGAGAGATAGTAATGACACGATTTAATAATAATAATAGAAATATGAATAGAAATGCAAATACTAAGATGCATCGTAAATCAGAACGTTTTTGTGCGTTCATCAAAGAGGATGGACATAGATGCAATATCCCTTTTGAGGGATTCTCAGTGAAGCATGTATATTGTGCTGAACACAAGCCTGACGATGCTGTTGAAAACAACTCATCTGAACCTAAGAATCTAAGAAACAGATATGCAAGAAATACAAACACCGAAGAGATGAGACTTTTCATTGTTGATTTAATGGAAAGAGATTCAGAGGGTTTGTTGGGTAAGAGTAATGGTAGGTCTAAGGTCGAAAAGGAACTCAAAGAATTGAAGAAAGAGGTCAAAGAATTGAAGAAAATAGTCAAAGCCGTCAATAAAGAAAACAAGAAATTGAGAGAAGACAAGGATAGTGTGTCTTCAATACAAGCGGCTATTGATGGATTGAACGAGTCAGTTAAAAAGTTTAGAAAAACAACCCTGATTAATTCAGGTAGGATTAAGAGCGTTAGAGTTGATATTGATGCTCTTAAAGAAAAATGGGGTCTTTGACCCAAACATAGTCAAGTCGGTTTCCACAGTAATAAGTGAGATTCTCAAAAATCGTGGTGTTGCTCTCTCCGCATAATCACTTTCCGATATTAAATGTAATAGAAATAAACTATTTTATGTAAAAAGAACAAACTTCTCATGAGAATGCGTGGTTTTGGACAGTTTAAGTAGTCTCAGGATTTATTTTTCACAGGAATTAGTTTATCTCCATTACAAATGAATAAAAAGCATAAGAGGAATTAAAATGGTAATAAGTAACAATAAATTAAATAATAAAGAGTTTTACTGTAATATCTGTAATGACACAGAACGAGTTGCGGTACAAACAGAGTATGGCGAATACGAAGTTGAAGAATGTCTTTGTGTTATGCAGAAGTTCTTTGAGAGACACGGTATAGAGGTTGAGGAAGATGACCAAGAAGATAATAGGTAGATGTGAAATATGCCATATCAGAAAGGCTATTTGGACTAACCAACCCAAAGATACATGTTATGACTGCTATCAGACCCTAACATGTTAGAGAGAGACAAGCAGTATATTAGATTTAAGAATGCACTTCTTTCAGTGAAAGAGATTCAAGCGTTTACTTGGTCTAGTCTGAAAGAAACAGACGAAATGAATAAGTTATTCTACGGTGATAGGATAGGTGAACACGGTAGACCAAAGTACTACAAAGTAGTAGTATTTCTTCGTGGAGGGCAGAACTTTGTATCTGCTTGCACAAAGAAGAACCTTGACCATTTGATTAGAAGATTCAAAAGACAATGGTCTGATGAAGAGGAATGATAATGACAGATGATATGATAGATATAATAGCAATCAATATAGAGAAAATGAAGAATCATTACAATGGTATGGTTGAGGCGTATGAAAAGTTACCTGAACTTAAACCTGTAAGAAAACAAATAATAGAAGATGCTATCTTAGTGATTGGGGCTACTATGGATGGCGTGATAAAAGAAATAATAGATGAAGGAGGAAAAATATAATGTTTGGAATATTAAAAACAATGTATCAGATAGCAACACCTTGGAACTGGACTAGTGACGGTACAGGGAACGATGATGTCTGAATAGAAATAACAGCAATTGTAGAGTTTAAATACTCTCAGAAAGAATGAAAATAAGGAGGAATAAAAATGATAAAACAAGAAAGTAATGTAGAGTTTAGGATGGTAAATGATGATGAAATGCCACCTATGGTAATAACAATGAATGACAATGATGAAGTTAAGGTAGTGCTTAACCAACGTTTTTTAATTTGGCTATCGCTAAATAGAAAGACAATTGGTGGATTGCCTGAAGCACTGTATGGTAAGATAGACATGCTTCTAGACGGATTCTTGAGAGAACAGAGAAACAACGAGAGGATGGATTTAGAATGAGTGATGATATGGTTGAAGATATTAAGGAACTAACTGAGAAAATTAAAACCGCAGTAGAGTTTCCTTCACAAATGGTATCAGAATGTATGCAACAGATTATCAAAACTGATGCTATGATTCAGGACTTGGCTAGGGATTCAAGACATCTAACACTAGTAACATTATCTAGAATACAAATGCTAATGACTGAGATGACTGATAGTGTTGCAACAATTGGAGAAGATTCAGATGAATGATATAGATAATGAAAGGAACTTAAAGAGAGGTAATAATTACCCTGCTTTAACTTCAAGATTGTTAGCATTGTCTGAGTCAGATGACTATGAGATAGCAAAGAAAGAATGGCGTATCACAGGTAATGTTTGGAAGAAATCACCTATTGGAAGATATAGAGAGATTATTCTAAATCACCCTAGTGGACATCCGCATAATTGTCTATGTGGTAAAGATATTGTATACCACTTTGAGATAGAGAATACTGTAAACAATGTTAAGGAGATAGTTGGTTCAACATGTATCAACAATTGGATGGTTCTAAGACATATGTCTGAGACACTTAACATTCCTATTAGTGCTATCACTGAGGAAAAGATAGAAGAGTGGAAGAACGTTGCTGTTCAGACTTTGATTAGAGAAGCATGGTGGGATGATGAAGGAGAAGAGTTTACTAAACTGTTTGATGAAATCAAAGACCTAGACTTAAGGCTTAACGTTAAGAAGACAGATAAGAAATACTATGACACTGAACTCAAAGAATACCGTCCTGTAACCTACATTAGAAAAACAGGCTCAGGTAAGTTCGGTAGAGAGGATTATCAAATGGCTTCTATTGTTTGGAGATGGAATCATCCTGATAACAAGAGAGCGCAGAGTAAGACTAGAGGTTATCCTAACGATAAGTTGTTGGGTGATATGGATTTATTTTCAATATACATTGATGACTATCTAGAACAACTAGGTGTTGAGGACAAGTATGTAGAAGACAGGAAAGTATTCCTAGAAAACTTGGACTTAGACATTAAGGATAAGATGAGTAAACTTAGAGAACATGATGTAACCGAACGTAGGTTTATGGAAGCGTGTCTCTACTTTGGTTTCCCTGTATTCAATGCGTTTGAAGATGGTATTAATTCTTGGGAACGTGGTTTTTTGAGAGATATGAAGCGATTATTCACTAGAGGAGGCGAACCAACAGTAAACCAAGCCGAAAGGTTAAAGGAGATTTTACTAACACGTAAGACTACCAAGGCAACAGAGCCGCAACTTAACTTTCTAAAAGGATTAGGATATAAAGGGGATATGACATTACTTACTAAACAGCAAGCATCTAAGGAGATAGAAATATTAAAGAAAACTGATGCTTCGCCAGTAGTAAGAAAAGGTACATGGAGGGAAGTTCATGAGTAAGAAGAATAAAGAAACAAAAGAAGAAACTGAAGAAGTAACAGAAGAAGTAGTGGTGGAGCAAACACCCGTAAACACATTGCAAGAAGATTTCAATCGTCTTCTAGAGTATGCTAAAGGTTTAGAAGGAACTATTCAAGCATTCAGACAGAAGGTTGAAGTTTACGAGTCAATGCAGATACAACTCCTTGGTGATAAGAAGGAATTAAAATCCTACATTACATCATTAGAGAATACGCTTAACCAAGCAAGACAGTCAACAGAGTCTTAAAAATAGTTGAATGAAAAAAAAAGAAGGTAATAAAAATGAAATTGCGAATAATGAATGAAACAGGCCACACTGAACTAGAGGTATCTAGTGCAGAGATGATTGAGCAGATAGCAGAACACCCAACTCATTGGGTTTATGTTAACGGTGATATGGTAAGCAGACAGAACATAACCAACATAGATTGGTCAACTGTTGATAATGTAAACCTAGTCCCTGCTATTGTCGGCGGCTATTAATTCGGTAAATAAAAAAAAGTCGGATTGTCAAGAAACCCCTGTGGTGTATATCACATGGGAGATAACTACTATATGCTGTATTACGCACGTTTGTAGTCCTAACATCGGGGCAGATGTCAAGTAGGTGAGAAGCCTACTAAAAACACTTATTAAAGGAGAGAAGGAAAATGAAATTAGGGAATGAAGTATTAGCAGAAACCGTAGAGAATATGAAGTATGCTAAATGGATAGAAACAGAACAACGAAAGGAAACATGGGATGAGATTTGTGATAGAAATAGAAACATGCATCTTAAACATCTAAAACAAACATTGGATTTAGATGAGGATACTTATACTACAATAGCAACTAGGTTATATGATGTATATGACAACTTCGTTAAAACTCGAAAGATACTTCCATCAATGCGTTCAATGCAGTTTGGCGGAAAGCCAATAGAAGTATCTCCAAATAGAATATATAACTGTGCATTCTTACCAATAGATAGTACTCTATCTTTTAGTGAAGCAATGTTCCTACTATTGGGTGGAACAGGTGTTGGTTTCTCAGTACAGAAACATCATATTGACAAACTACCTGTTGTTAGAAAGCCTAGTACTGATAGAACTTATAGATACAAAGTAGCCGACACCATTGAAGGTTGGGCTGAAGCCATTAGAGTTCTTTTTGATAGTTATACTGGTAAGAGAACAACAATGCCTAGATTTGACTATTCAGACATTAGACCTAAAGGTGCTAGACTCAAAACAACAGGTGGAAATGCACCCGGCCCTGAACCACTAAAGAAGTGTATTGTTATTATACAAGGTATGTTCAATGAGATGAAAGAAGGACATAAGATTAAGCCAATTGAAGCACATGACATGATGTGTTATATTGCTGATACTGTATTATCAGGAGGTATTCGCCGTTCTGCTTTAATCAGTTTATTCAGTGCTGATGATAGAGAGATGATTAATGCTAAAGCAGGTAACTTCGCAGAAGAAGGTAATGCTCAAAGATATAGAGCAAACAATTCGGCAGTTGTATTGAGACATAGAGTTACAGAAGATTTCTTCAAAGAACTAATGTCTAATGTTGCTAATAGTCATTCAGGAGAACCCGGCGTTTATCTAACTAATGACAAAGATTGGGGTACTAATCCTTGTGTAGAAATAGGACTACGACCTTATCAGTTCTGCAACCTTTGCGAAGTTAATGTATCTAATGTTGAAAACGAGGCAGACTTACTACAACGAGTAGAGGCGGCGACAGTCTTAGGAACAGTGCAAGCGACATATACTGACTTCCACTATCTTAGAGAAGTTTGGAGAAGGAACACTGAGAAAGATGCTCTTATTGGTATTGGTATGACAGGTATTGCTAGTAACCAACTCATGGATTCTTGGTATAGTAAGGCGGCAATGTTAGTTAAGACAACTAATGCTACCTACGCTAAGATGCTTGGTATCAACGAAGCCGCTAGAACTACATGCGTTAAACCCGCAGGAACAACTAGTTGTGTTTTAGGAACTTCTAGTGGTATTCATGCATGGTATGGAAAGTACTATCTCAGGTCAGTTCGTGTAGGTAAGAGTGAAGCAATCTATCCTTACTTGTTAGAGAAACTTCCTGATTTGATTGAAGATGAAATAGGTAAAGAAGATGAAAGTGCAGTACTATCTATACCACAAACTATTCCATACGACTATGTGACAACAAGAGCAGATGAAACTGCTTTGGATATGTTAGAGAGAGTAAAGTTTGTTTCTGAGAATTGGGTTAAAACAGGTCATCGTAGAGGAAACAATGGTCACAATGTTTCGGCTACTGTTTACGTTAAACCAACAGAATGGAAAGAAGTAACTCAATGGCTATGGGATAATAGACATTCATACAACGGTATGTCTTTCTTACCTTATCATGGAGGAGAATACAAACAAGCCCCATTCGAAGAAATAGATGAAGAAAGATATAACGAAATGGTCAAAAAACTTCACCCAATAGATTTGACTGAAGTAATAGAATTGGAGGATACCACCAACCTTCAGGGCGAAATAGCCTGTGCAGGTGGAGCATGTGAAGTATAGATGTTAATTAAAGAGAAAGATTTCCTTAACTTCGAGTATGTTATTAGGACTAGTGTAACTATCCCTCAAAGGGTTTGGTTAGACAAGAGTTTCAAACTATACAAGAGTGGTAATCTTAGATACAGTAAGTTGTATCATTCTATGGAACGTGCTGTTGTAGGAGGGCATAGTTCTTTCAAATCAATGGAAGAACTTGCTTCTCATATAGAAAGAGACGCATGGTATTTACATAATTATGGTGATGCCAAATATTGGGAAAAAGAAAATAAAAAGGTGAATAAAAATGGTAAAAATAAAAGTAACAATACCCTCAGTAGGAGATGACACAAGAAGTTACACAACTAGTAGTTTCTTGCTCAGGTCATCTAAGAAACAGTTGTTTCGCAGTATTTGGATGCGAGATAGATTCGGTAAGTATGTAACTAATAGAAATGCTTTCAATCAATTTGGGGAAATGTCATGGCAAGTAACTAGGCCAAGCCTATCAAATGTTAGAGGTGAACAAGACCCTGTACTAACAAATACTTCTGCATTAATAACTAACGCATTGTTAACTAAAGTACAGAATGAAAACTTCTTGAATACTATAACTTTCAAATACCATAATGGTGAAAGTATTGTTGTTTATGGTCGAAAAGGTAGTGGACATTATATTGATGGTGTTAGAGTAAGTAAGAAAGACCTTGCAGTTGTTCTATCTAAGATAATAATTCGTGGTGCGTTTGTAAGAGATGTACTTGTAATGGATGATTACATTGAGAAGGTTGTTCACTATCCACCTAATGTTCTTCATGCTATTGAAAATAGAAGTAATTACAATTTTTATCATGTAGGAGAAAAACATGAGGTGTTGATTAATACTAAAGTAATCAGTGAAACCGAATGTGCCTTAGAGATTTCCGAAGGTGTTTGGGGTGCTATTACTCTCAAAGATTTGAATGTGTTCATTAATACTTTTAGGTTTGGTCAATCTAAGTCTAAGACTTGGTATAGAGCAGACCCTTCAAAATTATGGCAATTGTTGATGGGTAATATGCCTAGTCCAACAGAACAGAAGTTATGTATAGCGTGGTTAATGCAGAACAGAAAGCAGAATATGGTTGAAGACAGAGCAACAAAACTACTACATGATATGGATGCTGAATATCCGAATATTAGATTGGTTCAATTCAGAAACCCAATGAACAAGGCTCTATTCGTTAGAGGTAAAGTTGCTGATTGGGTTGTTGTTGATGAGAAGAAAGGTATGAAACTTGGTCATCAGAATGTTAACACATACATGATTAATGGTAAAGATGCAGGTGGAAAAACTTGGAAAGGTCATTCACTCACTGGCCCAATATGTATTGATAATATTCATAGAAACTCAAGCATTGGCGACCAACTAACTGCTAGAGCATTAGCATTAATGAATGATGAAACTTCTGCTAAGAGTATCTATACTATTGTTGATTATGTTAAACAAGCATCTGAAAGAAACCTAGTAAACCCTGATAATTACCGTATGGATATGTCCAAACTAAACTCTTGGTCTAAACAGAAAGAACAAGACTATGCGGCAAAGAAAGCATTGGAGGCTAAAGCGTGAAGTGTATGGAGTGTGGCTCAACCGAATCATCGTTTGATGATAGGTTGGGCTACCACATATGTTCTGATTGTGGTCTTGTGCTTAATGTCGAGATATTCGAGGAAACGTCTAGTGCAATGGAATCAGACTCTAAATATGGTATGGGTAGTACAATACAATTTGGTAATAGAAGTAAAACGTCTGTAAAACATAGTCTAAGACTCAACCATATTAAGACGGAGGCAAAGAGTAAGTTTTGGTCAGAAGGAGATATAGCAACTCACAATACATGTATGATGTATCTATCTCCTTACAAACCGTATAAACTCTCATTAAGAAGAGAGGTAGAACACTACTATCAAGAGTTACAACGAAATAGAGTATTAATTGGTCTACCAACAGAAGTTAGGGCGGCAGGTTTAGCATACTTCATTCTAAAGGATGAAAGTATTTTTGTATCGCTCAAGTCTTTACAGAAAACAACAGGAGTTCATAGAAGTAAGATAATGAGGGCTTCTAAAAAGATAGCCAAGTTCTATCGTAAGTCTCATATTTTTGGTGTTAGAGATGTTCATGATGTAGTAACCGTATGCTTAGATAAATCAGGAGCAGATATAAAAGATAGAAATCTTATCTTTGCTTTTGTTGACTATGTATCTAACTATTATGAATCAGTTAATGTTAGAGTTGGTAATGGTGAAATCGCGGGAGCAGTATACATTGCATGTAAGATGTTAGGTCATTCAGTATTACAGAGAGAATTAGCATCAACAGTTAATATCAGTGAAGTAACACTGAGAATACACATAAGAAAGATATGTGAATTAATACAGATAGAAAGAACTATCTTGAATAAATATAATGTAAATAAAATAATTGGAGGAATAAGAGAATGAGAAAAGTAATGATAATAGGAACAGGTGGAATTGGAAGTTATTTGGTTGACTTCCTATCGAGAATTGGTATATACGACATAACAGTATTTGATGATGATAAGTTAGAAGAAAAGAATCTAACATATCAAAACTTTATGGCCGATATGGTAGGACAAACTAAAGTTAACGCTCTCAACAATAGGTTGAAGGTAAACGGGTTAAAACCTGTGAAGCCTCAACCTTATCAAGTATTAGTGGAGAAACAATTGAAAGGATATGACCTAGTAGTTTGTTGTGCTGATAACTTAGCAGTAAGACGTTTATTATATCGTCAAGGATATGGTGATGATGCTAAGATTAAGTGGTTGGATTTGAGAGCGCAAGGTCGCAATGCGGCTTTAATCTCTTACAAGGTTAATGCTAATCTTGTTGACGATTTACTATCAGGAGCAGAAGGTTCATTCAGTTGTCAAGGTGGAGATTGGGATGGTAGTCCTGAACAAGTAAACTGTATGCAAGTTGCAATTGCAGGTATTGCAGTACAGTGGATTCAAAGATGGTGGCAAGACAATGAGAACGTTGCTGATAAAATGGTGGTGAATGTTTAATGAGAGCCGCTTCTAAGATACATGTCGAATATGAAGTACTGAAGCATCTTATGGATAGAATAGACTTAACAGAATTAGAAGAGAAGATGTGTCCTTCAGGAGATAAAACAGCCGAGAAAAGATTCTTGGATGGGGCTGACTCTGTTTCCTCTCTCATCCATAATATGATGAGTAGAAGATTACATAGATTACCAAAGACCCATCCCGCATACAAGGAGAAAGAAGAATGAAGTGCATAGTATGTAATAAAAACGAATCACAACTTACCTATATTGGTCGCCCACTCTGTTGGAAGTGCCATGGCAAAGGTAGGTATGGTTCATACAAACTAATGATGAAAAGAATAACAGAGAGAGGGGGTTTTGAATAATGAAATATATCTGCTTTACAATATTAGGAAAGACTCTTTGTGGTAAAGAGGATGAACCTGTTCCCGAACATTTGGCAGATAGCAGAAGGTTCTGCAATGATTGTGTTCAAGTAATGTGGAGAGAACAGTACAGGCGAAGAATAAAAAGTGGTGTAAGTGTTTTTAGTAAAACTACATCCGTAGTAGAATCTAAAACAGAAACCAAGGTCGAGGGTAAACAATTACTTAGACCAATAAAAACATTGAGACAATATATGAAGGTGAAAATATGAGTGATGAAGAGAATATAGAAGATATAGACGAACAAATGATTGACGAAGTTATGAATGTTATTTCAACAGATGGATATTACCAACAAGCAGAGATAGTAAAGGTTACTTGTCCTGTATGTGGTGAGGAGTTCTTAGGAACTAAAAGACATGCAGGTGGATTCATTGCAGGACATCGAGCCTATCATGAGTTTGTTAACAGTCAAGATATGATTATAGATAATATGGGGGGAATATAAATGGGAAAGATGGGAAGAAAGTTTCAAGAAATGCGTGATGATTATGAACAAGCATTACTTGATGGAAGAATAGATGCAAGTCTAACGTTTTCTAATTGGATTCAATTAGAGAAAGCAACAGCAAAAATAAAGAAAAACGAGGAGGAATAAAAATGGAAGAAGAAGTAACAGAAAATGAAAAGGTAATGAAGGAGTTTGATTGGAAACAACACATACGAGATGTGTATAATGATATGGCAGATGATATAGAATATCTCTTCCCTAACAATTCCACTGAAGCCTTCATGACAGCAATATGGAAGATGTCAATAGATGTATTAGAAGGTATGGAAGTACAAGTAATTGTTGATGATAAAGATGATTTATACATCAGCAGTGGCGACCCATCCTTTGTGTCATTTGAAGGACATGAAGATGAACTAGTAAACGGCGCACCGATGAGAATACCGATTAAATGTTGGATTCACACTCATCCTTTTGGTCAGGCTTATTTCAGTTCAACTGATTGGTCAACAATTAACACTTGGAAACCTATACTAAAGTCTGCTATTGTTCTTGGTGATAACCAATACTTAGCATTCAATCCTGAAACTATTGTAGCAAAGAAGGTTTTCTATGGGCTACTAGAACAAAAGAGTTCATACAGTGGGGAAGAGGAATGAGATTGATTAGTTTAGTAACTAATTCAGGTGTCACTACTCTAAAGGTAGATGATATTAGTGGGTATTGTATTAATGAAGAAGCACAAGGTATGTTGAAGAAAAACACATACGTTACTGATATTCATATGATTAGTGGCACTATATTTACTAGTCATATGAGTGAAGCACAACTTCATGCGTTTGAAGATGTAATGCACGAAAGAAGGAAGGCGAAAGAAGATGAGTGAAGTAGAAGAGATAGTAATAGTAAAGTTAAGGCAACGAGCCGAAATAGGTAAGAGAAAGTATAATACTACTATGGAAAGGAAAGACCTAACTCGTAAAGCATGGTTAATTCATGCACAGGAGGAGGCTCTTGACCTAGCAGTATATTTACAAAAATGTATAATGATGGAGGAAGAATAAATGAATAAAAGTAAAAAATTGATAGAAGATGCGAATGATGTAGCGAAAGGTGTTAAAACACTAGTAAAACATAACACGGAACTGTTAGACCTTGTTTGTTTTATGCGAAAAATGTTGGATGACTGTATGATTAACAAGAATGGTATAACTGAACAGATTGATTTCTCTCATAAGAAATTAGATAGGGCATTTACCATTATGATGGAAGTTGAACATGAAAAGGCTATGATAAAGGAAGCAAAACGTCTAGAAAAGACTGATAACCTACATGTTGAAGGGATAATTGCATTCAATGACAGTCCCGCACCTACCATTGATGACTTTTATGGAGATGAAGAAATATGAGCGATAATACATTAACTATGGAAAATAGCAGACAAACAACCCTTAAGGAGTATGGTTTTGTATTCTTAATACTAACAACATTGTTAGCAGGATGTACAATTCCAACACCCGATGAAGTGTTTGATGAAGAAACACAAGCACCAAAAGAATGGACAACCATTAATGGTACGTTTACATTTTTAATTAACGATGTGAATAATTCTACATATCAGACTGTTTGGTTAGATGTTAATACTACTTATGGTTTGATTGAGTTAGATTATTTTAATTATAATGTAACTCATCTTAGTTTTGATATTGTGAATAACTCTGTTATATTTAACAACTATTCATTTAATATCGAGGGTCATCTTCTGCAAGACGGCTTACTATGGAATACAGGATATGCACCACAATTTGGAAATGCAACACTTATGTTTGCTACTTTCCCATTTGATGTAACAGTTGAATATGAAGTAAAGTATCGTGTATGGAATGGTAGAGAATGAAGAAGAAAGCAATAACCGTTCAGTTCCCTGCTCCGCTACCTGCGGATATAACTTGTCCTATTTGTGAAGGTAATAAGTGTAAGGTTTGTGAAATGAGTGGTAAAATAAAACTAGTAGTTGATGCTAAAGTCCCAATACAAAAGGCATTGATAGTAAAGTATGTCGCTAACAATATTAACTCAATAAGTTCAGATTTGTCTAAGAACTATGGTTTAGTTCCTGATATAGAAACAATGGAAGTTTTCGAACATCCTGAGAATAGAACATATGAGATAATTAAGATTAGTAGTTTAGGGGGCGTGGTGTATATTGCCACAAGAGTTGATGACGTTGAGGGAATTAGAACGTTCACATCTCTAAAAGATTTGAATAGATTTAAGGAAGGTTGGTACGAATGAGTAAAGAGTTAGAAACGGTATTAAGAATACCAAGAAATGCGACAATGGAAATGATAGTAAAGAAAGGACAATATTACAAAATAGATGTAGTAGATGTTAGGTGGTACACAAATGGTAAACCGTCTAGAAAAGGAATCCGAATGAATATGGATGAACTAGATGTTTTGCTGAAAGGTTTGACTAAGATTAATGATAATTACAAGGTGAATACTGATGAGTCTAATTAGATTCGCTAGAATGTGTGAAGCAATAGAACAACAGAATAGAACAACAGATAAGATTAGAATATTAGATGAATCACTTAGTTCATTTAGTAATCCTAATGTTGTATTAGATATTCTATCATTAAATCTTGAGACTAATAACATCGGTAATAAGAGAGCAGTCACATGGATTGCTAACTCATTACAGATGTTCGAAGACGAGGTTAAATCTCAAGCAGGAATGTGGAGTGATTTAGGTGAAGGAATATACAAGTTTCTAGATGGTGAGTGGAACAATGATTCTAACTATACAATCAGAAATATGTATTCTCTTTTGACATTAGATTGTTCTTCTATCAATAGTAATTCATACACTATGATTAATGAAGCATTAAATAAAATGTCAGCATTAGAAGTTAAGTGGTTTATTCGCTATTGGCTTAGACATCCTAGAAACGGTATCGGGGAAAAGGCTCTTTCTTCTCTATTGAAGCGTAGGTTCAACTCTCGATTTCGTGAGGAATACCTCAAACTGCATTCGCCTTCTGAAGTATTTAGGTATCTATCTAGTGGTAATACACCACCTACACATTCAGGAGTTGGTAAGTATATTCAGTGTTCATTGGCTAAGAAGTTTAAGACTCCATATGTAACACCTGATAATTATCTAATTGATTACAAGTACGATGGTAATAGGTATCAGATTCATAGAGATAAAGATAACGTAATTATTTTCAATAGGAAAGGTAAGGTAGTTACTAGACAATACCCCGACATAGTTGAGTTGGCTAAAACGTTTAATGCCAGTACCTTTATTTTAGATACTGAGATTTACCCAGTAGAAAGAACAGGTAGCATAGAACCTGCTGACCATAAGAAACTAGCAACAAGAGTGCATTCTAAAGACATAGAAACTGCGGTGGAAACATGTCCTGTACACTTAGTTATCTTTGATATATTATATTACATGGGTCATAGTTTGATAGAACAAAAATACAAAGAACGTTTAATTCATATGCCTGACTTCCCTTCTATCAATAGAGCAATATCTTTTACAGATAAAGACATTGAAAGAGCATATAATATGGCTATCAACGAAGGCTTTGAAGGTATTATGATAAAGGATTTAGACGCTACTTATCAAGCAGGAAGAAGAACTAGTGCTATGGTAAAACACAAACCGCCTAGAATTGATTTAGATGTAGTGATTACGTCTGCTAAGTATGGTGATGGTAAAAGAAGTAATGTCTTTGGTACGTTTGGTATTTCAGTTAAAGATGACTCTTCTCCTACTGGTTATCTATCAGTGGGTTCAGTAGGAACGGGATTGTCTGATGGTGATTTAATGTTTTTAACAACAGAACTAAAGAAGATTATTGAGAAGTTCAATGCTGAAGTTTTCCATGTACTACCTAGAATTGTACTAGAAGTAACTTGTGATTTAATATCAAGGGACGCAGAAGGTAATTATGGACTGCGTTTTCCTAGAGTTCTAAGGATTAGAAACGATAAGTTCGCTAAGGAATGTAACTCTATTTTAGACTTGCAGATGATGGCTTAGGGTAAATGGTTATGTACCTATTCGCATAGGGTTAATCGTGTGGAATACAGCGTCAGTTGTTGGATTAAACAAAGATGTTATTTCAGGTGTATGTGCAATACTAGCAAAACCTGTGGTTGTTATCAACAGAGATAGTAATCATGATTTGGGGTATAAGGTCAAACTCTCAATTGTAATGAGAGGAGATATGCACCTACTAACTAAGGTACAACGGGTCTTTATGCAGAATGGTATCTATTGTAATATCAAAGAAGTAGAGTCTAAGGTAAGACCTAGACCAATATTGAGGATAGGAAGATTGGAGCATATTAGAAACTTTCAATCAACCTATCTTCAAAATGCTTTAGATGAAGATAATGCTCTTTACATTGGGGATGAAGGTAGTAGAGATGTATGGTTAAAGTTCCTATTGATACTTGCTAATGTCGAAGGAAAGAAACATCTTACATCAGAAGGTCTTGATGAGATATTGAAACTCAAAGGGGTACTCTGATGTTATGCTCTAGATGTAATCATAGAGAGTCTGAACATAACAAAGATGTATGTTCCGTTTGTTCTATTAGTTTAGTAGGACAAAAAATAGAATCCTTTGGTTTTGGTGAAACAAGTGAAGACATGTCTGATTTTGAGATAGTAAGACACCATACTGTTAGGATGTTAATGGATGGATGTAGAGAATGCGGAAACAAAGACTTCGGTTTTGAGGTCGGAGTTAAAGAAGAAAGCGAATTAAAATGGTATGTAGCGCACATACACTGTGGAAATTGCCACACACAATATAAGGAAATAATGGAAGTGAGAATAAATGAGTCTGATAAAGACAGCAAATGAACATATGAATAACAAACCAATGATAATAGTAGGTAACACTAAACTAGACAAGATGGACAAAGCGTTGTCTTTCGTGTCCAACAATCCCATTGTGATGTATGCTAACGAATATACTATTGATGATAATTATAGTATCCCTAGTGATAGAGGTATTATTATTGATGAAGTACATTACAAACCTAATACTGCTTTAATCAAAAAGACAATGTTAGAGTATAGAGGACAAGTTATATTAGTTTCTGATAATCAGAAATCAGTACCTAAAGAATTGTTTTCATTATGTAAATTGAAGAGAGCAGGTAAGAAAATAGAACATGAAGTAGAATCACCTAGAGCAGATGATGCAAAAGAGTACGATATTGATATGTATCCTATGATAAGAGAGTATTTGAAAAACCCTAATCGAGATGAGATAGCATCAATGTTGAAGTTATCTAAGCCTAGTGATATTCATTTCTTATCATGGTTAATTCCTAACCTACATCCGAACAAGTTGTCATTTGTAGATTTCTCAGTTAAGAGGCGTTGGTCTAGTTCATATTTTTATGAAATGCTTGCATATACACATGATGGTAGATTAAACCGTAAAATGCAAATGCCTAAACGCGGTAGTTATTCTAAACTACCCAACTTAGCATCAAGGTTAGGATTAAAACGTCATGAGTGTTACCTACTCACTGACTTACTTAAGGATGATAAGTTTGCAGAATATGCTAAAACTAAACTAAACAATGGTGAATGTAGACTATTGGGTTTAGGAGAAAAGAAAAGAAGAAAGAAAACAGATAGAATAGTACCACAACAAGGATTGGGAGAGTGGTTTTAATGGATAAGATATGCTTATCCTGTTTACACGTTTTACCTCACGTTAGAACAAGAAGAGGTAACTTAGTCTGCAAAAGATGTGGACATCCTACTAAGGAGGAAATAAAAAATGTATAATAATAAGAAAAATAGAAATGTTAAAAACAAGAAAAGTAAGCAACTTTACACCAATAGAATGTGGCTTGAAGAACAATATGTGTTAAAGGATAAGTCTGCTAAAGAAATAAGTGATATGTTTAATGTTCCAGTTGGAACTATAATCAAATATATTGAAATGTTTAATTTAGAACTTGAACATAATAAAGAAGAACAACAAGTTAAGGAATACTTTGAAACTGTAAGTAAACCTAAGAAGGTTAAGAAGGTTAAGAAAAAAGTTTGGGGGTCAAAACCTAAAACAAAACCTAAAACGCAGAAATATAAATCTAAGACTGTTCTTAAGAGATTGTTCTACGATGAAAATATGCCTGTCTATCAGATGGCAAAACAGTTCGGCGTATCTGAAGCAGTAGTCAGATACTGGTTAAAAAAATATGGTTTAACAAAATCGGGTAAAGCCGCATATAGAACACGAAAAGAAGATAGGTTTCTGTTGGCACAACAACAAACTATTGTCCCTAAAACTATTCAAGTAAACCCTTATTCTAAACCTACACCTAGTAATATTACAAAGAATAGAAAAGCGTATAGTACTATTAGAAACTATGAAACAGGGTTGTATGATGTTGTTGGTGTTATAGAACATGAGCATGGTTATAATCATCTTGAACATGGTATGTTCTTAGAGTTAACAAAAGAAGATGCTTCTGAATTAGCAGTTAATATGAATAGAGCAATGGGTCTTAAAGACTCTGAAGCAAATACAATTATTCTATCTTCATTAGGTTGGGATAAAAAGGTGAGACAATGAGCGAATTATGGACAGAGAAATATAGACCATCTAGATTGAGTGAGATAGTAGGACAACTAAGTTTTGTATTAGATGCAGAACATTGGGTTACATCAGGTAATATGCCTAATGTATTGTTTTACGGTGTAGCGGGTACAGGTAAAACTGCGGCTTCTATTGCGTTAGTCAATGAGTTGTTAAGTGATAATAAACAAGGTAACTTCTTTGAGATTAATGCGTCTGATGATAGGAAACTAGAAACTGTCAGAACCAAGATTAAGGAAATTGCATCCACCAAAGTTATCGGTGATGCTCCTTTCAAGATTATACTTCTTGATGAGATGGATGGTATGACTAAAGATGCTCAGAATGCATTGAAGAGAGTCATGGAAAGGTATGCTGATAATTGTAGGTTCATTATTACATGTAATGAGAGACACAAGATTATTCATCCCCTACAATCTAGATGTGCCAACTACCAATTTAAGAGAGTCAACCCCACAAGTATGTTAGATATTTTCACAAAAATATTGGCTGAAGAAGGTGTGAATCAGTATTCTGACGAAGAGTTGCAAAGGTTTATTACCTATTTGCAGGGTGATTTGAGACGAGGGATTAACGAATTACAGGCATCCTCATCGAGTAATCGAAGCCTACAAAACCAAATAGACAGAAGTTTAGAACCGTACTCTGAAATAATGAAAATGATAAATGAAAATGACTATAATAATGCTTTAGAGAAGGTGCATAAATTGATTTACGATTCTACTGATATGAAGACTATATGCATTAATTTGCACGATATTATATTAAAGATGGATTCTTCGCCCCAATCCAAGTTCAAGATGCTACGTGTAGTAGGTGAGGCTGAATGGAGAAGTAGTAATATGACTCCAAAAGTATTAGCATCTTGGATGATAGGACAGATGGTGTAATGGAAGGAGTAGCAGTTTTACTTGGGTTTATTGTATTGAGATTTTTAATGAGAATGGATAAACGAGGTAGGAGGAGATGGTAATGAGTAAATTAGATATTAATGAAGACGGCGTAGTGGATATTGAAGATGTTAAACATCTACTACTACGCTATGAGATAATAGCGTTAGGCGGTGCGTTGCTGATAGTACTGCCTGTACTAAACACGCTAAATTATATCAGCGTAGATTCTAATTTCTTTTGGATATTGTGTGGCGTAGTCATGCTGACAGAAGGATTAGTGGAAATAAAACACGAAAGAAAAAGAATGAAAACCCCAAAAGGAGGAAAAATAAATGAAAAATGAAAATGAAATAAAAGCAATGATAGCGAAAACAGCGTCTGCAATCGGTTTAACCGAAGCAGAAGCACTAGCGAGGTTTGATGACATATGTCAGAAGAACAATGTTAGTGTCCAAGATGAAGGCATGTTATGTCTCAACTTGTGGAAAGAGTTCTACAACAGTGCGTTAAGAGCGCAGAAGAACAGTATGAACACCAATGCAACAACAAGTAGTGGTGGATTTTACAAACAAGCGTTTGGTTTCTTTGCATCACTAGATGAAGCAAGAGATATGTTAGCAAGAAAGAATGAAGCAGTTATTACTGATTATAGAAGAGATAAAGATACGTCTTTCTCTACTGGTCAAGTAGCAGTGTTCACTGAAGTTGATGGTAAGTACGAAGGTAGAATGATGAGAGATGGTGAAGAGTTAGTTAAGTCTATGGATAAACTACCTGCTAACCATACTGATATGGATGACGGTACATACGTCACTCCTCTTGACACAAACGATGCTGATTGGAATAAAGCAAGATATGGTAAACCACTTGCTGTTTCAGAATGGAGACGCTCAGGTGTTTTCATTGGAGAAGTTGATGGTAAGTTTGGTAAGTTCTTCTTTAACTACAAAGGAGAGTCTACAAAAGACTTCACCCCTAAGACCTTTGAGTTTGTACACTTTGATTGTATCTTGAACTCAAATGATGGTACTAAGATACATGGTGGAAAAGCAAGAACCCTAGAGTCTCTTGTTGTAAACAGTTCTCTTGCTGATGATGACCCTCGTAAAGAAGACACATCTGACATAAACATGCAAGACGCTTTAATGGAATACAGCGAAGCGAACTTCTGTCCTATTGTTGATTTAGGACAAGCACACAGTATGGTTATGGATAAAGACTACAATGATAGGTTTGTATTTACTGATGGTGATGTTACTACTGTTAACATGAATCAGACAAAGAATGGTAATAGATACTTTGTTCTAGCAGACTTCAACTCAGAGTTTTCTCTAGATGATGATAACCTAACATGTTGGACACCACCACATATAGAAATAGACTTTGGTATTGGGTCAAAGGTTGTTGTTGTTGGTAGAACTTCACAAGGCACTGATGAAGAAGGTAATTTAAGACCTATTTCATTAAATGTTAACGGAATACTAGTGACAAAGGCTAGAGGCGGCAGTCCTGACGAAATCACCCATATAGAGGATGACTCTGATGGGTTCGATGACGACTGGATGCCAGTCTAATTATTGTAACCGTGTAACCATACACATATTGTTGGTCTTAGGGGTGCAACGCCCCTAACTCTTAAGGAGGAAATTAAATGAATAAAGGATACTATAATGAATATACAATAACTTCGTATGCTGATGATGATGATATAATTCATGGTCAGTCATATGCAATAAGGGTTAGTAACATTGATTTTGTTACTTGGAAACCCAATAACGAACTTAAAAACGAGATTTGGATGAAATTACATACTAAATCCGGTAAAGAAATAAGAGTAAAGGTAGATAAAGATGGACTAAATGAAATACTAGCAACAGTTGGTAATGATTTAGTGCAATTTGAAAATAGGAATAGGAATGAATATGAGTTGGAACACAGGAAAAAGTACAGGAACTAAGACGTTTGAAGAACGAAAGAAAGAAAGGCTTGAGCAAATCAAGTATAAGGCAGAAGTAGCACAGTCATACATGTGTCTAGGTATTTGGGGAGAACCCAAATCCGCTAAGTCAGCAATATCGTTAGATATTTTAACTGATGAAGATATTAAGAATGATATGAAAGTATATGTTTTTGATTTTGACAACAGGGCTATTGACGTTAAGAGAAACCACTATGGTAATATAGCAAATATTGTTGTAGATAACCCTATCGAAAGAGAGGAAAATAGTTTGGTTAACTTTGAAGCGACTATGGCTAATGCAAGAACCTTTTATGAAATGGCTATGGAGTGTTTAGCAGAAGGCAAACTAAAAGCCGTAATTGTAGATGGTGCAGATAAACTACTTACAGATGTTTGTGAAACTCACATGAGAAACAAACACAAGATGGATGCGGATACTGTTATTAAACAACCGCCGTATGTTTGGGGAGATAGAAATACTCCTTACAAGAACTTCTTACATAAGCAAGTTCTAGAAATGGCTTGTCATAGAATAGTGATTGCTCACTCTAAAGATAAGTATGCAGGAAACCCTAACCCTGTTGGTGTTATTGCTAATTGGCATGACTCAACAGAAGATATCTTTACTGCTACAATTCGTATGCAGAGAGACTTAAGAAAAGGCGGAGCAGAATATACTGCTCTGTTTGAAGCAAGTGCAAGAAAGCCTGAACTGATTGGTAGTAGAAGAAAAGTACTAGTTATCAAAGACGGTAATGTTGATTGGACAGGCGTTGAAGAAATAAAAACAGGCGAACTTTAAGGAGATAATAATATGGTAATAACAATAGAAATAGAAGTGAGCGAGTTCAAAGACTTGATAGAAAGTGTTGCATTGAAAGGTAAATACAATAGTGGAGATACTAGTAAGAATGGTCAGTTGAGTAATTATGCTTGGCTTATCAGTGATGGTGAATACCTTCATGCTTACAATGCTGATACTACAACCATATGTGCCGCAAGAGTACCGAATGAGGGTATTACAACTGCTTCTTGGATAGTTGATATTGAGAAGACAGTTAAATATCTTAAAGCGTTTAGTGGAGAAGTAACGTTACTAGTTGGTGATTACTTAACAATAACACAAACAGAAACACAAACTGCTACTGCTAAAGTACCGTTAGTTTCAGAACATCCTCACAATGATTACATTGGTAGGATTGTTACATTTACTAATGATATGAGAAGCGACACTCCTTCTTGGGGTGATGAGTTACCTATCTTCGGTAAGACTCAGTTCGAAGCAGAGATAGTAATATCAGAAGATGAGTTAGCAAGAGCAAGTTCTGTATGTGATGTAGTTAACATTGCTAGATACAAGTTTAACTTTGATGATGAAGTATTAACAATGTCGAGTACTAAGACAATGAACGAGACTATTGATACTAATGTAGAGTACACTATTGCAGAAGGTGATAGTGCTACTGTTGAGTTTAATGGACAGTTTGCAAAGTTCTTGAATGGTGCAGTTAGACTGTACCTCAAGGATGATGCTCCTGTTCTTTTCGTAACAACAAACAGACTATTATTGAAAGCACCATATCTTAACAGGTGAGTATATGGATGAAAGAATAAAGTTATTTTGGTTAGAAACTTGCGGAACAGGACAGTCAGCCGTTGATATATCCGGTTTTAATATAGAAGAGGAATAATAATGATAATATGTAAAACAGAAAATGGAATAGGATTAAGGTGGAGAGAAGGAGATGAGATACAAAGTAAGATTGTGTCTCACTCCGACTTTCAACCTTACATGTATGCAGATAAAGCACACTCTTCCCTACCATTTACTTTCAAGTGTAAGGATAACTTAGGTACATTTCAAATTAAAGTAATGTTTGAAAGTACAGATGAGGTTAACTTAAACGGTGATAAACTTCACAAAGTAACTTGGCAACCCAAACATCCTAAATATGCTAAAGATGTAAGAATAGTTCTAGAGGCTAGAGGTATGAAAACATATGAGGGTGATGTTCAACATCATTATAGATATGCAGTTGATGAAGTAAAAGAAATACCTGAACAAAACTTACGTAGATGGTATTGGGATATGGAATGGCAACAAGGTGGTAAGTATGATGAAGCAATTACTTGTATTGTAATATACGATAACTATGATGATGAGTATCATGTATTTGCTTGGTATCCTGATGAGGCTAGGAATGTAGTATTGAAAGATAATGATAACTTCATTCTTCATAGATATACAGGAGAGCATAATATGCTTACAGGGTTTCTAGCATTTGCTATGGACAAAGAACCTGATATGCTTATCTCATGGTTTGGATGGAAGTTCGACATACCTGTACTATTTACTAGAATGGTACATCATGGAATAGACCCAAGACTACTATCTCCATTTGATGAGATAACAGGTATTGGTTGGAAGAAGAACAAGCCAACTATATGGAAGTCAAGAGTAGAAGGTTACTCTCCTGTATCTCAACCAATTAAAGGTATGATTACAGTAGCACTTGATTTAGTGTTCGAGCGACAATGGAATGATGCTCAACGTGGAACTTTACCTTCACTTTCTTTGGACTATGTTTCAGAAAGTGTACTTGGTGATGTTAAGTTAGTAAGTGAGAAGTTTCCTGATAAGAATGAGTTCTTTAGAAGGGCATGGTTAGAAGATTCAGATACCTATCTAGAATATGCTTTCAAGGATGTTGAGTTAATCAAAAGAATTGATGAAGAGAATCATTGTGTTGACGCTGTTCTCTCATTACAACGATTATTGAAAGCACCATTTGATGCATGTTTCTATGCAAGTAACATGGGAGGAATATATTTCATGCGTAATGCTACTTGGAAAGCCCCTACGGGGGAGAAAGGTGAACGTAAGGAGTATGAGGGGGCAATGATATACAACCCTCTCAGTGAAGGTACAAATGGTCTTCATCAGAACGTTGCCGCATTTGATTTTGCAGGACTATACCCTAGTATGATTATCTCACGAAATATATCGTGGGAGACTATTTCAGAAGAACCAACAGACTTTGCTGTTAACCTAGCGATACCTAGAGATTTTAGTGAAGTCAAAAGAGAAGAGATGATGTATTTCAAAACAGATGAGTTAGGTTTACTACCTAAAGCAGTACTTGACTTGAAAGAGTTAAGAGACGAATATAAAAAGAAGATGAAACAAGCAACAACTAAAGATGAATACGCTAAGTGGAATAACAATCAGTTAGCAGTAAAGCGATTATCTGCGTCTTTTTACGGCATAATTGCGTATCAGGGATTTGGTTGGGCCAATGTTGATTTAGCCGCTAGTATTACTGCTAGTGCTAGAGAAGCAATCAGAGCCGCCGCGTTTAAAGTGAGGGATATGAATGCCAATTAAAACAGCAAAGATAGATGTAGAACAATTACAAGAAGAAGTTGAAGAAATGAATGCACAAATGTTTACAGAACCTAATAGAATGGTTAGATTGAAAGAAGAGTTCTATGGTGATGTTTATATTATTGTAAAGTATCTTGCAGTAGGTATATTTTTCTATGGACTAGTATCTCTGTTGCAGGATGTGAATATAATATGAAAGTAGTTTATGGACATACAGATTCTATCTACGTTAAGATGGAAGATGATAGTGTTGAGAAAGCACAACTAGTATTAGATGAGTTAAACGAACACGTTAGAGAAATATTTCCTAATGTTCTAGGTTTAGAGGAACATCCTGTAACACTTGAGTTTGAGAAGTTCTTCAAGACTTTAGGTGTAGGATGTAAGAAAAACAGAAACGCAGGTTTAATCTCATGGAAAGATGGTAAGCACCTAGATGATTTGGAGTTTACTATGACGGGTTTTACTGCTAAGAGAGTAGCAATTACTCCTTTAGCAAAGAAGATTCAACTAGAAGTTTTAGATAGGTGGGTCAAGGAAGAGTCTGAAGAAGACATTACTAACTATTTACACGAAGAATACTTTAATGTTCTTAATGGCGATATTGATAAATCAATGTTAGCCCAACGTAGTAGGTTTAGAGAAGAACGTTTTCAGGTAAAGTGTTCTACTTGTATTCGTTTGTTCAGTAAAACATCTAAGTATCACTTACATGAACTTGCTAACATTGTTGATGGGAAAAGATTCCCATGTTGTAATAAGCCTAGTTTCATAACTATGAAAGGTAAACGACCAACAATAGGTTCAGGTATTGAAGGTGTATTATATCACAATACAAAGAACCCTGATAACATGATTGATGATTCTTATTTATATCTACGAGTCAAAGACTTGAACGATACTTACTTTCACCCTCTTAATAGAAATGATGTAGTTCCTAACTATGTGTCTGCAATGACACTAGAAGGATTGTCTAGTTATACTCCTGATTATAGGCATTATGCTAGTTCTATTATTAGTAAAGCAGAACCTATTTATGATGCTATGGGTTGGGATATAACCCAAATATACCGTGATAGAAAACAAAGTAGTGTGGAGGATTGGTTTTGAAAAGTAGATTTTACAGTAGTTTATCTTGGTCTAACAAACGTAGGGCTGATAAGATAATCGCTCTCTATAATAAATACTTTAACAAAGAAGAAAAAAGAGATGACGTAGTTGAATTAAAAGAGGATTTTATAGCACAAACAGTGTTGTTCAATGAACCTAAGTTTGTCTTGGGTTATTCCGTATATGTAGAAAACGGAATGCCTAAGATGAACGTAATAGAAACTCCTCCACCTGCACATGGTAGAGATTGTAAGTGTAATAATTGTATTATTACTAACATAGAAGAAGTAGAAAAAATAATTAAAAAGAGGAATAAAAATGAGTAGACCCGCAAGTAACACAAAAGAATATACATATAAGTGGAATGCCCAAACATATGGAGACGATAGTCTTCCTATATTGAAGATAAGTAAATCTTCGTTTGGTTCTTTTCAATGGTGTCCTAAGAAATATCAGTTCAATTACATTGAGCAAAAACCACAGGACACAACTGAAGCAATGTACAAAGGTACTATCGCACATAATGCTAGAGAGGCATTCTTTGATGAGTTTGATATATCTAAAGCAGAAAACATGACTCATGATGAATTAACTAATTATTGTTATACTCTGTATCCATTAGACGAGATGAGCCATGTTTATGAAACTATGGCGACATATGAAGCAAAGAGATTCATGGATGCTAAAGAAGAAGGAACATTAGATAATTTTCTACCTGTAATCAATGAAGCAACAATAGATGCTAAGATTACCATACGAAGAGAAGATTATCCGTCTATTAGATTAGAAAGAGATTATGTAGTCCACTTACAAGGTATTATTGATAGAATGTTTCAGGAAGGAGAAGCATATATTCCTATGGAATTAAAGACGGGGCTATGGAAAGAATACAAGAAAACTATGATGAGAAAAGAAATGGCTTTCTATAAACTTCTTTTTGAAAACTGTCCTGATGAACGTATTGAAGAACTAGGGTTAACTAGAGATAATGAGATAACTCATTGGGCTTGGTATTATCCTCTCTCTAATCACATGTATGTGGAAGAGGCTAAGAAGTCAAGTGTAACCGCAGTATTGAAGGGGATTGCTAATTTGATTCATGCTTACGAGAGAAACATTTTCCCTACAAAATATAGTGCTAGAACTTGTCCAACTTGTAGTTATTATTCAATATGCGATACTGCTACTGAAGATGGGTGGCTATGATGAAAGATACTTGGACTATAAGAATAATATATTTCATAGGAAAAGTATCTACTATAATTAAGAGGTGGAGAAAATGAAGTGGAAAGAATATTTCAGAAGAAAGAAAGAATATAGAGAGAGGAATAAAAAATGAAAGATAGCGTTGATAAAAAAGTTGAAAAGTTAGAGAAAGAACTATTTGCATTAAAAAATAAATTAAATGATAAAGAACCATTTAAGTATGTTAGATTAAAAGATATGGTTTCAGAAGCAGGGGTTTGTGCTGAATGTTCTAAGGTAATAAGAAGCCACGCTAAAAACATCAAGCCTATTGAATGGGGGGGAAATGAAAGATGTGAGTGCGAAAAACCTTCAAGTATAGGTTCTAAGGCTCACACTGAACTTTTACTAATGTTATGGAATAAAGGAATACCGCCTTGGCATCTTAAAGGGGTGTTGAAATGAAAGATAAAGTAGAAAAAATATTGAGTTCTAGAGAATGGACTTTTGCTGATTTAACTAATATGAGTCGCTTGGTAAGAGATTTCTCAGAAGAGATATACTCTCAATTAGATGCTAAGGAAAAAATAACTGTTGTATGGGAAAGGGCAATACGAAAGGAAGATATTCAACATGGAGAATTGTTTGGAGGTTTCTTTCAGACCCTAGTAACAGAACAAATACAATTAGAAGTAGCAAGCATACTTCAAGAACAACTACTAAGTGCAAATGTAAACTTTGGTAATAATAAAAATAAGGAGGATGAAACAAATGAGGTTTCCGAGAGTAGTGTGGGCGGGGAGTCATCTCCCAAACGCTCCGCAGATGAGAAGAAGAGTAGTAAAAACAAAAAGTGAATATATTGATTGGTTTAACCAATACAATGGTAAAATGAATTGTTATACTACTGTATATGATTTTGAAGATATTAATGACAATACTCAGATTGATTCTTCTGTTATTCTTGACAGAATGTTTCTAGATTTTGATGCTCACGATAAACCACTAGAATTAGCACACGAAGACTTCGTATCAGTTGCTAGAAGACTAGAAGAACAAGACATCTTGTTCAGAAGTTATTTTAGTGGTAAGGGTTTCCACATTATTGCTAAGGGAGAACGAGTCACTGATATTAGAAGCATTCAGCAGTATTATTCCGAATTGGCTAAAGATTACCCTACACTTGATAGGACTGGTATTCAGATAACTAGATTGCGTAGAATACCTAACTCTATGAATCTAAGTAGTACTTACGGTGATGATAAGTCTTATTTTTGTATTCCGGTTAATGCATATTTAGAAGATTTAGATTTAATACTTAAAACTGCAAAGAACATGATTGCTTTTGATATAGAATATGGTTCAAAGAAGATAGTATTCCCATCTGTTAAACCAATAGAAGTATCAGACATAGAAGTTGAAATGCCTAAGCCTATTGGTAAAATACCAATACTACCTTGTTTGAATAATGCTATTATGGTCGAGAACCCTAGTCATTATGCTAGAGTATATCTTATTCAGTGGTATAGAGATTTACTTAGTGGTAGAGAAAGAAACTTACCTTTAGAACAACAGGCTGAATTGATTAATACTGTTATGTCTGAACTAAAAACTATTGCTAGTAGAGATGAAATATGGTTAGATTGGGATGAGCATATCACTAGAAAGTACGTTACAGGAATAGTTTCAAAGGGTTATCATGCCCCTAGTTGTAAGACACTAATACCTCAAGGGTATTGTATCGGTAAATGTTGGAGGTATTGTGAATGAAATTGATAATAGATAGTAGAGAAAACTCAGAACTTACAGAGAAAGTAATTGAAAAGGCTCAAGAATATAATATTCAATATGAAAAGCAATTCATAGAGATTGGAGATTATGTATTCAATGATGTATGTTTTGAAGCAAAGTCATCTTTTGATTTCCTACAATCTATTGTAAATAATAGGTTGTGGAATCAAATGGATAATATGGATAGAGCCTTTACCAATAACTTAGTTATTGTATATGGTTCGTTTGATGCGGCGTTCAGGAAACATTCTGATTACAGTAAATCAACAATGAACAAGGCAACTCAAAGAGTTATACTAAAGAAAAAGTTCTATGGTGCAATGGGTAAAATTATACTCGACACCGACTGTTCTTTGCTTTGGTTTAAAGATGCACTAACTGCGGCTGACATGATAGCAGTTGTTTGTAAGATGCAACCACATGATAGGGAAGTTTACACTCCCAAATTAGTAAAAAAGAGAAAGATTAGTACCGCAGACTTGCGACTTGATGTACTAACCATGATAAAAGGGCTAAGTGAGAAGAAAGCAAAGATGCTTTTGGATGAGTTTGGTTCTATTATGGAAATAGGAGAAGCAACGTCTAATGAATTGTGTGCATTAGATGGAATAGGTAATGTATTAGCAAAAAGAATACATGACACACTAAATAAAGAAGAAAAAATGGAGTTATAATATGAATAAGAAAGAAGATGAAATGATAATAAGCGATAATCCTGAATTAGAAGCAGAAATAGATAGAATGTACTATGAATCTCTAGAAGAAGGAAGAGAATACACTAAAACTAGTAAAATACCTAAAGTTGTAGAGAAATATGTGACAAGTGCAGTAGAAGTTTCGTTAAATAACGAAGTTCCTGCAATGTTATCGTATTATAATCTACTAGGACAGATATGTAAAGACTTTGTATGTATTCCTTCAGGTAGAAGGAGGATAGATACTAGATTACAAATTATTTGGCTACAAACTAGTGGTACTGGTAAGACTGAAATGTATAATTTCTTTGGGCCAATAACAAAGGAAGTGTTTAAGCAGTTAAATGAAAGGTTTCCAACAGTATTTAGAGAAGATGAAGTAGGAGATTATGGTTGGCAAAACATTAGAACAGGAACTAGGTTTTCTGTTGCTGAGATTAAAGATACTACGGATGCAGGTTTAATTGGGTCTATGGGAACTGAAGAACAGATTGTAGTTGACGATGAAACAGGTAGAGAGAGAAAGGTAGAAGTTCCTATACAAATATATGGTGAGTTAGAAGGCGGTGGCCTACTAGTTTATGATGAGTTTGCAGATTCAGGGATATTCAAACAGAGCCAACATCAGAACAAAGTTGTTTTGTATATTAACACTTTTATGAATACCTTATGGGGTCAGAATTGGGTAATCACCAAGAGATTACTAAAGGGTGGTCTAATGGAATGTAGAAGTAGCCGTTCAATGTGGGCTACATCATACATACCAAAAACATTAACAGGTGCTATTACTGAAACAGGAGCAATGCAACGTTCTTTGATTTACATTAGGGAAGTTCCAATTAGTGAACAGAACTATGTTAGAAACAGAATAGCAGATTCTTACGGTGTTATAGAAGATGCTGATACTCCTATAATGGGGTTTGCAGGTTCTTTTGTTAAGATATATGAAACACTGAAACAACATTACGAAGAGACAGGCGAAGACCCTTTGAGAACAATTACTTTTGGTAAGGGATTCAATGATGCTGTTAAGAATGAAACTTGGAAGTTCCAAAACTTCGTACAAGGTAGCAGACCTGCGGTTATGGAGATAGCAAACAACTTTATCACTAGAATGCAAGGGATGATGGTTAAACTAGCAGTTCTTTCATGTATTGCTGAATCAGGTACTACTATCAAAAAGAAAGAAAACCGCTTTATTGTAACAGAAAGACATGTTACCCAAGGGGCTTATATTACTCGACAGTGTTATAAATCGCTTGTATCGTGGCTTGACTTAGCACTTAAGGCAGACCACAAGAGTATTCAAGACAGAGCAAAGGTAGGAGAGTTCAAGAAAGCGTTTAATGATTTAGTTAAAACGCCGAATGCTAGAACAATTGATGGAGACAAATGGGTGAATAAAACTATCATGTTAGCACACGTTATGAAGACAGCAAGAAGAGGACAAGCCCAAGTATATAGAAATTACAAACAGATATCGGAGAACTTTGATGAAAAGAGAGTAGGCAGATATGGTTATGTAAAATTAAAAAGGAGTGATGAAAAATGAGTAAAACAACATATGAGAACCAATTTTTGGTATTTGACGTAAGAGATGGCCCAAAAGTAATTATTGAACAACTTAATGCTTTTGGACAAGATGGTTGGGTATTATCCACCATGTTGAACGTAGGTGACACGCAGATTGTTGCGTTTCTAACAAAAGGAAATGTAAAAGATGCACCTAACCCAAAACAGTCAGAACAACAAAAGATTGCTAACTTATGGACAACTAGCGATAAAAAAAACAAGGATGAAGAGTAGATGAGTTCAGTTCTAGCAATTGACTTAGAGACAAAAAACTACTCTTATGAAATAGGCGGTTGGGATAACACTCACATGTTTCTTGTATCAACTGTTTGTACTTGGGATGGTGATAAAGGTACAATATACATTGACAAAGCAGTTGATGATTTAGCAAAAAGCAATGTACAAATTAAGCCTTTATCTCAATTGAAGTTTGATTTAGATGACCACTTTGAAAAAGGTGGCAAACTACTTGGACATAATATACGAAACTTTGACTTACCTGTATTGAAAAATGCAATGGATATTTATTGTATCAAGAAGTATTTTGATAGTGAAGCATATATTGATACTAGTGCAATTTTATCTAAAGAACATAAAGAGAGATACAGTTTGAATAATTTAGTTCAACACACTCTTGGTACTGAGAAACTAATGGATAGTGCAGATGCTCCCATAGTTTGGAAAGCAGGTGGCTATTCTGAAGTAGCAAAATATTGTTTAAGTGACTGTGAATTAGTCTATGATTTATGGAAACATGGAGTAAACAACAAAATGGTTAAAGGTTTCTCCCTAGAGGAAGAAATAGTAAAAGACTTGGAGGTTGAGTGGTAAATGGATACTTTTGAAATTATTGCATGGTTTATTTTTGTTATTGTTATCTCATTGCTTTTCTTTGCGGCATTCGGAAATAGTAAATATTCCGAAGAAAGTATTGAAGAATATATGGATAAACTAATTGCAGAAGAACGGGGCAGAGGAAATGGCCCTGCGTGAAGTTTGTAGATATTGCAATCAAACAACAATAGCAAGACGCATCAAAGGCGTTTATATTGGTAGTCTTGATGAAATCAAGATATGGCAATGTAGAGAATGTAAAGCATTATGGTCGGATAATTAATTCCGGCCATAGTGCCTCTTTTTTTTATCGCAAAAATCTCATTCGGAAATAAAAGCATACTCTCTATTATTTTACTAATAGAAATAAACTTTTATGTTGTAAAAGTAAAAACTAACAACACTACGCAACGCCTTGGCTAAGAAACTTTTCAAAACTAGTAGTTTATTTCTATTAAGTGCAAAAAGTAAATTAACCTTCGGTGTATTTTTTACACTTGTCGGAGAGAGGGGAGTAATGGCGAACAGTATTATCTCTTCTTTACTTTCGATGTTCGAGTCGGAGGATGATATTCTTGAATAGGTTAACACTACCATTTGACCTTTTGATAGGTATCATTGCGTGGGGGAGAATCAAATTGTAATTCGCAGTAGTACTGCGTATTCGTTATATTTTATGTGTGTATAAGGGGGGGTATTTAGTGGAAAAAAGAAAACATCACAATGGTTCATGTAAAATGTGGAAAGCATTCATGAAAGAAGCGTTTGAAGATTGGGATTAGTATGAATGAAGATTATTGGGAAGCACAAATAGAAGGTTTTGAAAATCAATTCAAGAAACCTATTTGGAGAGATTACTTAGAAACTCAACGTAAGTTATTAGACGAAGTATTTTCTTTAGGTTTAGATTAACAATCTTCGCCTTCTGTAAAACCATCTTTTGTCTTTAAGTCAATGTAGCATTGTTTAATTATATTGTATTGAGTTTTAGCGGTAGACTCACTCATTAAAAAATTACCATTAAAACCACCAATAGGGGATGCACCATCAGCATAGGCATCATCAGATGCGTATATTTTTCCATTGTATTGAACAGGGAATGTTTTATTTCCTTCATCATCTACTTCTTTGTAACATCTAGTATCAACTATTACACAATGAGCATAATCACAAGTTATTCCGTAGTTTGTTTCGTATTCAATTTTTAGTGCCATCTTAATCCATCCATGTTGGTACATCGGGATAGTATTGTCCGAATCCCAAAGGTAATTCATCACCCACTATTGTAGCAAGCGTAGCAGGGAAATCTAATAATGCTTGTCTATAAGTTGCTAATTCAGTTTTCTGTTCATCAGTCAAAGAATTATACAAAAGAGGCTTACTTTGATAGAAGTCTACTCTTTTTTCTAGCCAATAGTCTCTACCTGCTCTTACTTTTTGCCACGCTTCATCCATTGTTATAGTTCCGAAATATTTGTATGTCATTTAATCACCTCAGTTATTTGTTCTAAATCTAAATGTAACTCTTACTCTTCCTATTTGGTTTTGTGAACCATAATTACTAGTAGCCGCATCATGTAATGTTAGGTTAAATGTTTCACCTGCATTGAAAGATACGTTAGGAGTAAAACTCTTTTGAACATGATTACCACCACTACCACTCATATTAAATGTATATCCGGTAGTAAGTTCAGTTCCGTTCTTGTCAATTCTTACTGTAAAGTTTCCACTACCTGTTTCAGCACCTACGTTTCCTATCCAAAAGTGCATCTCTTCTAAGGTGCAAGCCTTCGGTAAGATAGTTTCCGTTCCTATTGTTCCTGAATCCGTGTTAGTGTTATTATTCATACCTCCACCAAAAGAAAATCTTTTACCGTTTCTAACCGCATCAGTAAAGTATTGGTCGTTCCATTCAGCAGTCATATAGAAATCAGTTCCCTTAACATTACCATCCGAATCTCCTGTAATCCAAGTAACTCCACCATCACCGGAACTTATTGATAATTGGTCGTCACCTGTTGCACTTGCTACATCTGCCGCACCAATTACTACGTTATTAGAACCCGTAGTGATATTATCACCCGCTTGATAACCTATACCTATGTTCTTTGAACCGGAAGAAATACCTTTGAGAGAATCAGCACCAAATGCCGCATTGTAATTTCCTGTTTGATAATTAGTAGTTCCGGCTAATGCAAACTCTCCAACTGCTGTGTTATATCCTGTTCCGGCTCTTGCATACAACATAGCATATTTTCCAACTGCTGTGTTATGACTACTTGTGGTTTCATTGTGTGCAACACCTTTACCGATGAATGTATTGCTTGTTCCTGTTGTTAAGTTGTATGCAGTTTGATGTCCAACCGCAGTATTGTATTCTGCCCCGCTTGCTTGACTGTAAAGGGTGTTATATCCTATCGCAACATTGTAATGTCCACCGGAAGTTTGCATAGCACTTCTTCCTACTACTGTGTTTTGTATACTGTTAGTATTGCTATTACCGCTTAATGCTAAATGTCCTATTGCTACTGTGTTATTGGCAGTAGTTTGTAATAAACCTGCACTTCTTCCAATGAAAGCGTTATACCCCCCACTTCCTAATACATTACCCGCTTCATATCCAATTAGTATATTTTCATCAGCAGAAGTAATTGCCTCTCCGGCATAGTTTCCAATAACTACGTTCTTTTCTCCACCATTAACAGTACCACCTAAAGCATTGTAACCTATTGCTATGTTATCATTTTCTGTATCTGCGGCATCGTAGGCATTAGTCCCAATGGCTATGTTTCGACTTCCGGTAGTGACCCCTTGATTCGCACTTCTTCCCAAAGCAATGTTGTCGTTACCCGAAGTTAAGTATCGGAATGACCAAGACCCTATTCCTATATTGTTATCACCGGAAGTATGAGCGTAACCAACGAAAGAACCAATGGCTATGTTGTAAGTTGCACCATTAATATTAGAACTTGATAAAGCCATAGAGCCTATTCCTATATTATGTGCTTCTGTTGTAACTCCATAACCCGCCGCTTCACCGACAAACACATTCCCTGCTCCGCTTGTTAATGATTCTCCGGCACTTGCCCCAATCATAACTGCGTTTGTAGCCGAAGTTAATGACCTGCCCGCTTGTGTTCCAATAGCAACCGCTTGTGCTACACTTGTTGCATTTTGCATTGCTCTAAATCCGATTGCTACACCCTTAAATGCGGTAGTAACTGACTTGGCCGCATCAGTACCAATTGCTACCATATTTGTACCCGAAGTAATTGAGGAAAGAGCATCTTTTCCAATACCGACATTTCCTGTTGCCCCATTGAGAGTTCCATGTGGAGGGGCTGCACCATCAGGAGAAATTAGAATACTATCTGTAAAGTTAGTAATGTTACTAATTACATCTGTTAACCCATTAAGTGCAGTACCACCACCACCCCCTGCTTCTTCTAAACTAATTTGAGTATTAGCATGGTCGTAAGTTAATACATAATTATCTTGACCTGAACCTACTGTTTGGTCAACATCAAATTGGAAGTTACCTAAGTTTACTTGACCTGTTCCATTTGGTGTAATACTAATATCACTATTAGCACCATCAGTAATAGTAATCGAACCTGAATTAGTTCCATCATTTGTTCTGAGAATTAAATCTTGAGTTCCCTTAGCATTGACATAACCTGCTGAGTTTCCATCTCCAACAGTTATTCCGTATGGGTCAACTGTTAATTTTAATTGACCCGATGAAGTAAATCCTGTTGAGCCATTTGATATTCTATACATTCCTTGATTTGTTTGTGTGCTAAAACTTAGTGCTGGTGCAGAAAGACTACCGTTTGATATTTTAGCAACTGCACTAAATGTCTTAGCACCACTAAATGTTTGAGTACCTGCTAATGTAGCATCACCCGCAGTAACCCAACCGAGATTACCACTACCATCAGTCTTTAATGCTTGACCAGTTGAACCATCAGCGTTAGGTAAAACCCATATCTTATCAGCAGTAAGAGCAGGGGCTTCAAACCCTACATAGTTAGAACCTTCATAAAATCTTAATTCTTTGTTAGAACCTCTAAGAGAAACATCTCCATCAAATACATCTAATCCTTTCTTTATTATAAAATTACTATCTGTCATATTTCATCACCATAACTTCACTGTCCATTATGTTCTAACCTTCCTAGACTATCTTACCTTATTATCATACTTGAGGGAACATCGTTAAATCCCACCAAATTGTTAAAGTAGTACCTATATTTCCACCAGTATTGTTTTCTATTTTTAATTGCATATCATCACTAGTCATTTCAGCAAAAGAAATCTTAAAAGGGAAGTCATTCCTTCCTTCGAATACAGCGTTTGAAGAAACAAATGCGTAAGTTCCACTTCCATCTCTATCATTAGCAATAAAGTCTTGAGTCAACACAAAATTACCTGAGCCTGTTATTCCTGCGTCAATATGTATAGTTCCTCTAATTCCCCTATACGAGCAATTACTACCATGTACTGCTCCAAGAGGTAAAACTGTAATAGCCACATTTGAACCGTTTGATAAAGTACTAGACAACGGTTCTACTCTACCTTGTACTTTAGTTATACCTCTTTTCTGAGCATACGAATACGAGTTTGAGTTTTGAGATACGGGGTCGCTTGCAGTAGAAGTATGTGCAGTTTCAGTTAAAGTAGAATGTAAACCTGTTTTATATATTGGAGAACTAATGTTCACTAGACCTGAACCACTATCAGTACCAACTGTAACATTTCCATTACCATTAGGACTTATTGTGATATTACCATTATTAGCACTAGTTGTGATTGACAACGCATTATTATTAGTAAGAAGTGGTGTAGTTAGAGAAGTAGCGGCAGATATCGTAGTACTAGCAACAGAGGTTGCCGAAACCCTACCACTACCACTTATATTAGCATCGAATGTTGCTGTTAGGAAGTTTGCACGAAGTTCTCCTGTATCGGGTTTGTATGTGAAATTACCAGTATCATCTAATAGAGAGTTTGACTCATCATGGAAAACTACTGGAAATACAGTGCTTGTATTGTTATCAGTAACAGTAACAGTTTCAGCATTTCCTGCTATGTTAAGTGGAGGAGTGTAAGTTAATACACCAGTTGTATTATCGTATGCTATTCCTCCATCACCTGAAGCACTTGCCTCTGAGCCAACAGATAAATCAGTTAAACCGATACCACCCGCAGTAGGAGCAACCCAAGTGAAACCTGTGGTAGCATGGTCATAACTCAAAATATAATTATCTTCACTTGCAGTCGCACTATTTGTTACTTTAAGGTCTACTTCCGCAATTGAATTGTTAGTAATTGTTGCTGAGTTCACGGTATTAAGAGTAGCCAATGTTCCTAAGCCTAATGCAGTTCTTGCCGCCGCTTGGTCTGCCGCAGTGATTACACCAACCATAGGAGCAGAATTAGAACCAGTACCGCCGTTAGCAGTCCCAAGTATTCCACTAGTAATTTTACCCATGTCAAGATTTGGTATATCTGTTGATGCTAATGCCCTAAATGTAGGAACGACAGCAGTAGTACCACTTGATGGCCCTGCATAAACATGATTAACAGGTTTTGCCGTATCTACTAATGCTAAAACACCTGATGATGAGGGTAAATCAATAGTTACATCAGCGTTAGTAGGGTCTTGCGCTCGCAGTATTACTTCTCCCTCATCACCACTAGCACTCGTATCAGTTGCGAAGAATGATATTTTGTTATCTTCGGTAATTCTAATAGTTTCGTTGTGATAAATAGTATCGCCTGTAACAGTTAGATTACCTGCAATAGTCACATCATCAGGCAATCCAACTGTTATTGTTCCTGCACTTTCTAATACTGTTACTTCATTGGCTGTACCTGCAAACGTCAAAGTACCACCTAAAGCCACAGGGCTTGTGTTTGCTGGATTTTCGCTATCAGAAACTGTAATAGATGAGTTTGCTAAATGGACATTATCAACACTTCCATCCTTATAATGAATACTATCTATATTATCTTCTAAGAGGCTTAGTATCTCAGTCGCAGTTTGGTCTGCTGTTGCCCCATTTTCTATTGTTGCTGTTCCCGCACCAATTCCTATTATTGTCCGAAGATTTGCGGCTGTTAATTCTTCAACAACACCCTCACCTGCTGTAATTCTTCCTAATACTCTATTTGTAGCAGAAACATTTTGCATCTTAGCATATGTTACTGCATCGTTATCAATATCGCTAGTAGAAACAGATGTCAGATATGTGTTTGTATCCAAACTAGAAGTTAAAGTACCGCTTCCATCTGCTGATATTTTAATCAAACCACTTGTGCTATTACTTGGACTTCCTACTGCAACAGCAACCTTACCTGCGGCTGATAATCCTAAGTCATCCAACATTTCACTAGCACTTCTAGCAGTAAGAGATGCTACACTAGAACCATTAGTAGTCATCTTTAGATATTTAGTTTGACTTGCTCCTGTAATAAGATGTTGAGCAACAGAAGACAAACTAATTCTACCATCTGCAAAAGTACCACTTGTAATTTTACCTGCCGCTAGGCTAGGAATATCACCTGTCGCTAATGTTCCCCAAGAAGGTGCGGCAGAATCAGTATCATCTCCTGTTTGTGTAAGGAACTTCTTTGTTGTAGTAGTGTTACCTGCTAGTAAAGCAGTAGTAGCAGAAGCGGATTGATATGGTATAGAACCTAATGCCCCTCCTGCTACATGAGTTGCTGTTGTAGCAGATGTAGCAGATGTAGCCGTAGTTGCAGTAGCCGCATTACCTGTTGTATCTTGGTCTAATGTTGGTATATCTGTTTTTGCTAATGCTCTAAATGCAGGTGCGGCGGCACTACCTGTTGTTGGCCCTGCATATACGAAAGCGGCAGTAGTAGTTCCGGCAAGGTTAGTAGCAGTAGCCGCATTACCGCTTGTTGATTGATTCCAAGTTGGAGGACTTGAAGCGTTAGTTAGATTAATTGCAGAAGGTGTTCCCAAATTAGGAGTTGTAAATACTGGACTTGTAGCAGTTAATGTTCCCGCAACAGTAAGATTATCTGTTAAATCCCAAGTATCGTCTGATTCGTCAAAGATGAAAGATGCTTGTGTTATAGGAGTGTTATTACTATCAACACCTCTGTAAATGGATATACCACTTGTAGCCGCAGTAGCAGTATCGGGAGAACCTTGTGTAGTATTTAGTTGTAAAATGTTATCTTCTACTTCAACAGTAGCAGTATTAATTGTGGTTGTAGTTCCACTAACAGTTAGATTACCTGCAATAGTAGCATTACCTGCAATAGTAGAATTACCTGAAATAGTAGAATTACCTGCAATAGTAGCATTACCTCTGAAATTAATTGTATCTCCTGCGTCTGCACCGATATTTATTGTTTCATCATCATCACCAGTTGCAGATTCAAGAGTATTTAATTTATCTAATAAAGTAGCATTAGAAAGACCAGTATTAGTATTTGTAAGTGTAATAACATCATTATTATTTGCTATACTTAATCCATTACCTGCCGCAAGTACTACATCATCAGTACCACCTGAACTATCAGTTAATCGAATCCTTGTTTGACCAGTTGTACCTGATGCTCCTCCAAGAGTAGAAATACCGTAAGTGGTATTTACGTTAGTATCAGTTCCTGTAATTGTAAACGTACTATCATCAGTTCTTGTAACAGATACAGTACCTGAACCTACAAACTCTATATCATCAGTAGTAGAATCAGTACCAGTTAATCTTAGTGCAGTTGTAGAATCAGGAATACCTATACTGTAATTAGTATTACCACTATCAGTTACTGTATTCGTAAAGGTAATCTTATCTCCGTTACGTGCAACACTTAATCCATTACCTGCTTCAAGCACTACGTCATCAGTGCTAGAATCACTACCAGTTAATCGAATCTTTTCTTCATCAGTGTTATCACCATCAACAGCAGAAATACCGTAAGTAGTATTACCACTGTCAGTAACAGTTTCAGTAGCAGAAACAATTCCAGTAATATGTCCATTACTATCAAGAGTAATATCTTGTATGTATGTTCTACCACTATTATCTACTGAAGTAGCCGCATTAATGTTAGGGTGTGCTGTTAGATATGATGTTGAATTGAATGCGTTCGAACCAAATAGTTCTGAAGATAGTTTTCTTTTTTGTACACCGTTATCTAATACTACGAACTCATCTTCTGATGCTACCCAAGATTCTGTCATATCAGTCAATTCAGATAAGTCAACATCTAACGCATTACCGTTTAAGTCCAATAATGCTCCTGCGGTTCTTTGAGTATCTGTTGTGAATGTTAATGAGTTTTGCATATAATCTTGAAGAACAGAAACATCCATTCTCTTCAGAGTCCCATCATCACTCAATACTAATTCATCTGTTGAAGCAAGACCACTTGATAATTCAGTCTGTCCTGTTATATCTCCAACAACAAAGTTAGACGCTCCTGATGTAGCAAAACTTTGAGCCGCTATGTAATCAAAGACAACATCTCCTGTTACTAACCCTGCATTACCGTTAGCAACTGCACCTGTACCTGATAATGTGGATGCTGTTCCTAATCCTAATACTGTTCTTGCCGCACCCGCATTAGCCGCAGTAACTACTCCAATCATTGGTGCAGAAGTTGCTCCTGTTCCTCCACTTGATATTGCTAATGTTGATGAAAGTCCTGCCGCAGTTCCTGTTGTATTTTGGTTTAATGTAGGTATTCTTGCACTAGCAAACACTCCATCGGTTATCTTACTAGCAAGGAGGTTTGGTATATCAGAATCAGATAATCCACCATCAAGTATGTTTAATTCTGTTAATGATGCAGTAATACCTAAGTTATCTAATGCATATCCTTGTTGTGTAGAAGACAAACCTTGATTGTTAACATCAATTCTGAGTCTGTTACCTAACGCAGTAGTGATACCAGTAATATCTGAATCGTTAGACTGTAAGGCAACTGCTAATTCATTTAGAGTATCCAATGCTTCAGGAGCAGAAGCAACTAAATTAGCAACTGAAGTATCAACATATGTTTTAATTGACTGTTGACTAGCCGCAGAAGTAGCACTATTAGCAGATAAAGTACCATCGTTTAATAGGTTTAGATTGGTGTTAGTATCAGTCCAAGGGACGTTAACAAACATCTGACCTGATGATAGTTCAACTGGGTAATTCTTACCCGATTCAGTGTAGCCAATCTTAACTAGACCTAAGTCTGTACTTGTTGCTTCACTGTAAGTAGTGTCAGAGTTAGTTGTTTTAACATCGTTTAATGCTACTCTCTTTTCTAACTTACCAAACGCCACTAATATAGAATCACCTGATTCAACTGCTCCACCTGTTGCTGTGCTTAAACCTGTTAAAGTCTTAGCAATTACCTGAGCATCAGATAGTTGAGTATTAGTATCAGTTGAAGATAGTGTTAGTGTTCCCGCAGTATCATCATATGTACTAGTTATATTTGTTCCCGCAGTAATCATTGCCGCAACGAAATCTTCTATTTGTTCTTCTGTTGTGTAAGATGGTGTAGCCCAAGAAGCAGTACCCGAAGAACTGTACTTTAGGAATTGTCCTGCTGAACCTCCTGTTGGAATATGGTTGTTTCCTGCTCCCGTTGGATGAACATAGTTATTCCAATTAGAATCATTATTGAAGTAAGACAGTTTAATCTCTGAAGCCGCCTTTCTAGATTCAGTAGTTCCATCTTGTATGATAAACTCAGTAGTTCCTGCTATGTCTCCTGTCATATCTGTTAGTTCAGAAAAGTCAAGGTTAAGTGTAGCGTCACCAGTAGTCGCTCCTCCACTCAAACCTACTCCGGCGATTACACTAGTAATATCTCCATCACCTGTTCCTACACCATATCCATAAGACAGAATCTTATCTTCAATAGCGGCAGAAGTCATAAGACTTGTATCATTATTATTGAATGATTCAGAACTTAATTGTAATGCACTTCCTGCTAACTGTGCAACACCTAATCCTGATACGCTTATTGTAGCAGTGTAATTTCCTGCTGTTGTATTGCTTTGAGATACTGTTATTGCATCTCCTGCTGTAATATCAACACCAGTCATATCACCTGAACCTGCTCCTGCAAACTGAGCATCAACATAAGTTTTGATAGCCTTAGCAGAAGCAAGGGTATCATCACTACCACTAACTGAACTTATATCAGTATCAAGTGAAGCGATATCAGATAAGTCTGCAACTGCTAATGATACATTACTGTTTAATAATGTAGAAATGGATGTTAACCCAGTACCACCATTTGCCGCAGTTAATGTTCCTGTTAAGTTGTTTATTGGTATATCAATGTCGGCTGAACCGTTGAACGAAACTCCTGCTATTGTTCTAGCAGTTTCTAAAGTGCTTGCAGTTGTAGCGTTACCAACTAATCCTCCCTCGAATGTAGAAGCAACTAATGTACCTAAAGTAAAACCACTTGTTGTATTAATTGTAGTAGTAGGTGCGGCATGAGTATTACCTGTATCAGTAAATAACTTCCACTTGTTGCTATCTGATGTATCTCTAAACAACCCTGTATATTTGATAGTACTACCATCAACATATTTACCATAGAAACCTAAGTCAACTGTATCTGCGGCATTATTACTTCCTAAAGCAATTAAAGGGTCTTCTACTGTTAAAGTAGAAGTGTTCATTGTTATAGTATCTCCACTAACAATTAAATCTGCACCAACTGTAAGAGAACCACTTACTGTTAGTGTATCATCAGCCTGACTACCTAGTGTAAAATCTCCACCAAAATCAGAGTTTAGTTTAGATTTTAGATTATCAATTGATACATCATCGTTTGCTGTTCCTGCAATGTTTAGTGAACCTGCACTACCTGCATTATCTGTATATTGTACAGTTATATTACTACCTGCTGTAATTAACCCACCAACGTAATCTTCAACTTCTTCTTGGGTTAGATGAGTATCTGTATCAGTAGAAGTAATGGTAATTGTATCTGAACCTGCTGTTGTAGTTATATTTACATTAGCACCACCGACTAGTGTTAATGTATCAGTATTTGAATCTGCAACAATGTTATCTTGTCCACTAACTGCTATTGTTTTGAATATATTTTGTGCAGAACCTAAGTCTGTATTAGTGATAGTTACATTGCCAGTTGCACCACTAACCCCAATACCTGTACCTGCTACATTAGAAAGAACACCAGTATTAACTAATGTAAGGTCAAATGGGTCAGTTGATGCTCCACTGTTAGTATCAGTCCATGTTGCAGTAATACCTGTTCCTTGTGTAAACTGAACAAACTTACCATCTGTAACATTGACAGTAGTTCCAACGCCGTCTTTAATATTGAAAGAACTAAATGAACCTGCCCCACTAACGCTAGTATCAACATATGCTTTAATTGCTTTAGCAGATGCTAAACTATCGTGTGATGCACTAACACTGCTTAAGTCTAAATCAAATGCGTTAATATCTGAAAGCCCAGTAACAGATAGTGAAGTTAGATAATTACTGTTGTCAACAGTGTAACTTCCTGCTCCTGTTCTTTTCATGAATCCGTTACTTGTAAAGTCTCCATCCATTACAGCCCCTGCCGCCGTAACATTAGTTGCATCTGTTACATCTGCTGACGGTTCAATACCTGATAGTTTAGTTCTCTCTGCTGAACTTATTACTATTCCACTACCTAAATTAGTAAGCCCTGTTATCTTACTAACTGTAACTGCTCCATCAGCAATGCTATCTGTTTGCACTGCATCATCAGCAAGTTTAGCATTAGTAACTGCATTACTTGCTAACTTAGCAGTGGTTACAGCACTTGCATTAATCTTACTTGTTAAGACTGCATTAGTACCAATCTTTGCACTAGTTATAGCAGTTGATGCTATCATCCCGTTAGAGATAGTTCCAGTATCTGCTGATGTAATTAGAGTACCTGTTATGTCAGGAAGAGTTATTGTTCTATCAGCAGTTGGTTCTGCAATAGATAAAGTGGTTTCAAAATCATTATCAACAGCACCTTCAAACACAAATGCATTCTGTACATTAACTTCAGTTTGATTTACAGTAGTAGTAGTTCCTAAAACATTCAAATTACCACGAATATTTACAGTAGTATCATTATCTGTATCTCCTATGTTCAGAGTTTCTGTTCCATTATAACTAGCAAGAACAGGAGTAATTGTTGCTTTACTAACTGTACTAGTGTTAGTATGTGTGTTAAAAATAGTGAGAGTATTACTTTCAGTACTTCTTTGTATTGCAAGCCCTGTTCCCATTGCTAAATGAAATACACTACCTGAACCACTAGTGTTATCCTTTAGTCTAATAGTTTTAACCGCAGAATCATTATTACCATCTGCATCTAAGCCGTCTTCAGTTGTTATAGAATAAGTAGTGTCAACAGTAGCCTTTCCATCAACATAAGTTTTAACCGCTAGTGTACTTGGTATTCCACTTCCTGAAGCACCACTGCTTATGCTTGTATCAAAAGAACTAACATCTGTTAATCCGGCTAATGCAAGTGAACTTAATTTAGAGTTAAGTTGGGTTTGTATGGAAGAAGTAACACCATCTAAGTGTCCTATCTCAGTAGAACTTACACCACTAACACCATCTAGTATGTTTAGTTCAGCCGCAGAAGCAGTAATACTCAAGTCGCTTAAGTTCTCTACCTTTGAGTTAAGAGCAGTTGTTAATCCAGTAACTTTACTTTGTGCTATATCATCTAACTTAGAGTTAGCAATACTACCTGCTAAATGAGTATTAGTAACTGCTCCTGTTGTTAAAGAGAAGTTATTAGCATTAGCGGCTACACCGACTAACTTATCATAAAGAGCAGTTGTAAAGTTCTTTTGTGATAATCCACCATCTCCTACTGTGTATGTTGTGTTTGTATAATTAGAAGCATGAATAGTACCTGCTCCATTAGCAGTCCAATCAATTATCTGATTACCACTTGGTATTGTTGGTTTGTTTAATATTTGTGAATCTCCACTACCTGAGTTCCAATCTGCATTAACATTCACTTCCGCCCCTGCTTCAATACCTGAAAGTTTTGATTCTAGCGTGCCTGTGAATACTTTATTAGTAGTCCCTGATGCAATCTTATCTGCACTAATGTTAGCACCATTATCTATATCTGCATTTACTATTTTTGTCCCAACTGCTCTATATGCTCCACTTAAACTAGGAATATCACTAGCAGTTAGTTTACTAAATATATTTGCTAGGTTTACCTTTTTCAATCCAACAGTATTATCATGGAAAGCAACGAAATCAGCAGTTCTGTCAATGCCATTTTCATTAGACAATCCATCTATATCTAACTTTAAGGTAGCACCAGTTCTATCAAGACCATCACTAATTGTAAGAGAGGGTTCTTTACCACTAAGAGCAGATACTAAACCATCAATTTTACTCTGAGCAATAGCCGCATTAGAATCTACTTTAACGTTAGTAATTGCATTATCAGCAATCTTTGCTGTCGTTACTGCACTGTTATTTATTTTAGCAGTAGTGACTTTATTTGCTCCTATTGTAGTAGCCCCGTCTGCACTAGATGTTACATCTCCACTGTGATTAGGATGTACATATGTATTAGCATCAGTAGAACCAGTATATCCTAAATCTGCTAGAGATAAAGTTCTAGTTCCCATTGCTGTAATATGTCCTGTGTTGTTTGTAGTAATACTATCTACTATTTCTGCTCCACTAGTATTTATATTACTTGTAGAATAACTAGGATGAGTGTATGGATTAGCCAATTCAGATGTGACAGGTATGTTAAAGTAATTACTACCATCATTAGTGAAAGTCCATCTGTCAGATGTTTCATTCCATTTTAGTTGTACATTAGCATAGTTTCCTCTTTCGACTTCTATACCTGCATTAGTTGTAGAGTTACCTGTTTGATTCTTATTTAGAATTACTGTGTTATCTTCTACGGCCAAATTAGCAACATTAAGAGTGGTTGTTTCACCACTTACTGTCAAGTTTCCTGTAACTGTTAAATCTCCTCCTGTTGTTAACGCAACACCATTACCAATAGTGGTAGCAGTGTTTATCTGAGCAAGTCTAGTTTCTAAATTGCTTACACTTACATCAACATCTGTTGTAGTTAATGTCAAATCAATAGTCCCATCACTGCTTTGATATACTGCATCTATTCCTGTTTCAGTGTTACCACTAAACATAGCACCTACAATTCCTTGAACTGTGCTTGTTGCTAATTGTGTGTTAGTATTAGTAGCAGATAAAACACCACTACCATCAATACTTAGATTACTTCCTACTTTTATTCCACCAAGAGTATTAGCGGCGGCAGTAGGAAGAGAGTAGTTGTTTGCATTAGCCTCAATCGCATTCAGTTTAGTATGGTCTGCATCTGTAAATACATTTGAATCACCTGCCGCATCAACATTAAATCTAGTAGAAGCGGCAGTTGGTATCTGTGAGGTTAGTGCTAATGTTCCTGTTGTAGAAGGGATAGTTATTGTTGTCTCTGTACCTGATACTGTTTTAGTAATAGTTCCTTCTTTATTAATTCTAAGAGTTTCAGTATTGTTATCTATTATACTAAGCCCTTGATTTGTTTGTTCATATCCTAAGAACTGAACTCTTCTAGTAACAGCATTCGGCGCACTACCTCCTGCGATTTCTATTACCGCAATAGGAATATCATCTGCATTCAAGGGAGCAACCATATTCGCATTAGTGTTGTCTCTTATTGCTAATTGATTACCTGTAATAATTCCATTACCGTCTTTAACTGCTGAAATAACTAGTACCGCATATGTATTATCACTAGAACTCTGCATATTTACAGTTTGACTAACAGTTCCACTTTGCATTTGAGTGAGTATTCCATCTCTAAGAAAGAAATTATCAGTCCCATTTAAAGTATAAGAAGTGTAAGTACCTGAGCCTCCTAGATTAAAATTAAATCCTCTAACTACTCTATTACCACCACTAGCAACGTTAAGAGCATTAATAATTCCACTGTGTATATTATCAGTACCATCTATTATTCTAGCATTAGGATTAGTGTTCATTTTACTAATGAAATTAGGGTTTGTTCTACCACTCATCAAGTCATCTCCATTTCAATAGTAAAGGTCAAAGTATCAGCCGAAGCCAACACTCCTGTATTTGTGAAGGTGACTCGGCTCAATAGTGTATCGTCTGAAGCCTTGAATATTCCTAGTTCTGCTACACCTTCATTACCTATTTCAGAACCAGTAAACTCAGCAACCCAAGACATAGTTCCACTTGCTCTATTAACAGAAGGAACGACTGTCTTCTCTGCTACAAAAGAGTCTAATTTTAAATCAGAAAAAGAAGTAGGAGAACCACCTGTTCCTATTTTCACTTTAGTATATTGTGCTACAATGTAGTCTGCTACATCTAATAATCCGTTTACTGGTATCATATTATATCTCCTTAATCGTAAAATCTATTCTTGTATTCCTTCTTTATCGCGCTTATTCCAGTAGAGGTTGTTTCAAACCCAACTGTTTCACTGAAACCAAACACATCATCGAAACCCATGTTAGCATTCAGCGTCTCCCCCACTACCTTATACTCTATGGAAGAAACTCTTAACTTCAAGTTATCGAATATTGAACTGCCACCAGTTGCACCAATAGAGTCTACTGTTAACAAGTGGGATGTATCAGTTCTATTTTTTTCAGTAATTTCTGATAATCTTTCTGCTATGCCTTTACTGTATGTTCCAACAGTCATTGTAAGTATCATACCTAGTACGTTTTCTATTTCCATTATTACATATTCTCCATATGGTATATTGTAGGTTGGGAAGTCTAATACTACTATATCACCCGCTTCTAACAACTCAAATCCTTCTTTGTTAATTTGTAGTGTTATCTTTCTTGCTTCTCCACTGAGAAGTCTTAGTTTTTTACTCGCTTCTATTATGGCTTCTTCCCTTGTTTTAATTGTAGTATCGTTAAATGTTTCAGACTTCATGTTTTTTACATTGGGGTTGACTTGTGGGCCTGAAGTTACACCGTCTGCACCATTAACAATTACCCTATGTACTTTGTCAAAAAGAGAAGTATTATTTTGTATTGGTTCTATTCCTGCTAGATTCTCAAACTTAATCTGTTTTATCTTCAATCCTGTTTTATCGTCAGAATCTCTAAAGATTATTTTCTTACCTTTTATTTTATAGTCTAATCCTTTCTTATTAGTCAAGGAATTAATTGCTCCATACAAATCTGTATCATTAAATGTTAAATTAGTAACGAATGTTTTCTTATTGTATTTTATAATAGCAGAATATCGAGGAGGAGAATAGTATTTTCCACCGGAAGCAAAGGTTATTGTTTGGTTATTTATTGATAATATTTTACCTATTAAATGTCCTTCTTGAGTGTATATTACATCTCCATCATCTAAACCAACTACACTTTCTAAACAGACAACTGTATTTGTTCCATTACTATTTACTATGTTAGTGGTAAATACAGAAGTACTCTTTGTTTCATCATATTCCAATCCTGCATTTTTTACTATGTTTGCTAACTCAGTATCAATATTAGAACCAATATCATATGTAGTTCCAATGTAGCATCTTTTTACATTTTGTAATTTAGGTTTCTTACCTATTGTAACATCAAATATTTCACCACAAGATACCACCCCATTACCTGTTAGTTTACCATCATAGGTCAAAACTAAACATGGCTCAGTTGCTTTACTTGTTTTCTTTGGTCTTGTAAGCGATACTGTAAAATCTACTTGTTGTTTATTATTACCATCTGTAACATGAGTGGTAATTATATCACCTTCTGAGAATAACCCTATATCATTTCTAATAGCACTTGTAGTAGTTCTACATTCAATAAATGGATTATCTGCTACAATAGCACTATCAATATCTAATCTTAGATACATTGAGTAAACTCCTTCTTGGTAATATTTATTTTCATTAGCAGATGAAGCATCTTCAGATGATGATTTACCGCTTCTAAAATTGTCTGCAAAAGTATTGTATTTTATTCCTGTATCGTTCATTACATTAAACTCTATTTTATTAGGGGTTTCATCAAAGGTTCTTTCTGCTATTTTCATTAGTCTATATTTATCACCATTATTTGATGTATCAATTGCGGTATCAAAAGTTAATTCGTGTTTCTCCCAAGAAAGTGTTCCTGTTAAACTAGGAGCAGTGACATTATGGCTTGTTATTTTAGCCATAAACTTAGGAACACCATGATGTCTTGCATTTTTTAGTGTTGAACCATCTACTAAATCTTCCGATACAATATAATATCCTGTTAAGTCAGGCATAAATGATAACCAAGTATGTGGTTTATTAGTATTAGTTAGGTTATCACCTAAAGTAAAAGTTATTGTTTTATTACTATTTGAATAAACTACTCCATCTAAGTAACCTGAAATAGATTTAGCAGTTAAATCAAATGTTGGTTTAATTATCATTTGTGGACAAAACATCATCCCTGTATTATTATTACTAGTACTAGTAATAGCCGTCAACGCATGTGTTGTTTTACGATATGCAATAGCGTCATTGAACTTACGACTAGATAATTTAGTTAAAGGATATAGTTTACTTTTTGTTCCTAAAAGTGAAGCCTGATAGGTGTTAGATACAACAGATGTTGCTCCGTTCAGTAATTGTCTTCCAGTATTCGTATTAGTAAATTGCCACAATCTTGACGTTTGCGTGTGTTGTTCCTGTCCTGCTGTCCCATAAATAGTACTTCCACCAAATGTACTTTGACTAAAATTATTAAATGTAGATTCTGCGGCCAAAGATAAGGGCGCACTAGATAGTGATATATCTAAACCAACATTACTTAAGTTGTCAGTAGACGGAATCCAATCTTTAAACAATCCAATACAATTATCATAAACATGTGTTCTACCTACACCTAATGAATTATAATCAGTTGGAGTTTTTGTATGTCCATGCCCATATGATTTTGCAATCATAGCAGAAATCACCCTAGACATATGTAGTAATTTTCTATAACTGTCAATATTCAAATTAGTAGTGTTATCATCATCCCAACCATCAATAGAATGAAAAGGAGAATATCTCATATCTCGGTTGTTATTACTAGTCTTTTCAGAAGGGTCTTTATTTTCGGCTATAATAGGTAAAATAATGTTCATCGGGTCATAGTCAGTACCATCTCTCAACATCTGATGAGAAAAGGAATCAGTAGTAATATTTGGGCGCATAAGCCAAGCAGTATGAAATCTGATATTACGGTAATTATTTTGTCTATCAACAAAGTAAGATTCGGCAAAAGAAGAACCGTCTAAATCAGCGTCTCTAGTAGTTAGGCCATCTAAACTGTAATCAGGAGCAGAGAATAATCTGAATGTTTCAACACCGAAGAAAGGGTGTCCATTACTAGAATCCCCATAAGGCCATGTATATCCCGAAAACTTTAGAATGTCATTAGAACCTGTTATAGATAGATTATTTTTAGAAAATCCTTCCTTAGCACTAACTGCCGCTAAACCACCATATTCATTACTATCTAGTATAAAATCACCATCTGCGGTTTCTTCGCTACTAGCATAACCGCTATTTAGTAAAGATAACTTGTAGTACATATCTCCCATAGTATCATCTCCATCTAACTGAGTATCTGTTAAAGATGGAGTACTTGGTCTTGTTATCATGTGATAATCAAAATAAGGTACGGCAGGTATTTCATTCGAGGAACGTAATGATTCAAAATCAATTGGATTAAAGTGCCAATCAAATGTAGCCTCAACTAACCTTATTATTCCCCATCTTTTCATTTCGGCAGTATTTTTACCACTCCCTTTGATAACCCCAGTTTCAAAATTAATGTCTCGTTTTAATGATTGTGCAGTTACACCATCATATGACTGATGCGAGGTTTTATTCGTGCTTTTAGAGGCTTCACTTTCGTATATTATACCAAACGTTTCATATGATTTAGAATGAGCAAACATGCTGTTGTGTCTTAATTTAGATGAAGGATAGATATCTCCTGTCGCTAACAATTCATATGGTAGTGTTCTAGGGTCTATTTGTTCAAATGCTGAATATAAAACATCTACTTCATATGGTTTATTGTTAGGTTCATCCCAATATACTAAATCTAATGGGGCTGTTCTTGGTAATGGAGCAGTAGCATGGTAATACAATGGTAAGTGAGTCCATCCATCTAATGTATTACTACCAAGTTTAGGCTTACTTGTTGACGTAGCAGATAATGTAGTAAGAGTACCATCTGCTTTAACACCATATCCTACTGCATATCCTTGTATTGCTTGAGGTTTTTTACCTACATTATAGATACTATCATGTGTTCTTGTTAAACCTCCCTCATTTATAGTCTGTAAATCCCAATATCTAATGGTTTCAGAAGGGGTTATATTCCCTCCAACCTCAAAACTATCTTTGAGTCTATGAATAAAACCACCCGATTCTATGTTATTATTAGCCAAATACAAGTTAGTATTTCCTCTATCATCAAGGCTATTTATCTCTACTCGACCTAATACCATTGGGAATAAAGGAGCAATTTCTAATACTGTTGAAGCAGAGTGTTGCTCAGTAATTCTAACTACATCAAACATTTCAGAGTTAACTGACATAATATCACTCTTAGTAATATCCACACCGTTTTCATTTCCTATTGTAAATGCAAAAATTGAGTCCTCGGTTGATATTGATTTAGGGGCAGATATATCATATCCAAGAGTATTGCCTGTTTTTGTAGAATCATCATTAGAAGATAATTGTAATGTAGTGTAATTAAAACTAGTAGTATAACCAATATCTAATCCTGATTTAAATGAAAGTCCTTTTTCACTAATAGAAGTAAAGTCACCAAACCCAACACTATCAGTAGGATTACTTTGTAAGGCTTTAGTCCCTGTTATAGAATTAGTCTGATTTGAACCATATGGATTGTATGTTTTAAGTGTGTCATTTTCAGAAGTAGTTAGTGCTTGGTCTGTTAGAGTTATTGTCCACTCATGGTCGCCACCACCTCCGTTATATGAAGAACTAGCAACTTCGCCTATCAAATCATTAGTGTGATTAAACAATAGTGAATATTTAGCGAAGGAATCAGAAGGAACTGGGTTTTCATCATCTAACTCAATTGTTACTGTTTTACCACTGATAGTAAGATTATCAACATTAGTAATTGGAGATACTGTGAGTAAAGGTGGTAAAGAAGTTTTAATTACATCACTAAATTGTGTTAATGTTTTACTTATTGTATCTCCTAGCAACTTAGAACTATCGTCTCTACCTGATATCTTAAAACTTGTAAATCCACTTTCGGTTTTAACAT